AGGAATGCCATTAGCTCGGCCGCCGCGCCCTCGCCAATCGTGCCCGTATACAGCGGCAATTCGATATCGGCGGGCGCCTTGCTGTCGAGAATCCGCGACGCGAATTCCCACGTGCGCGGGCATGGGAAGCTTTGCGCGTCGCGTGCGAATTTGTGCAACAGTTCCGGCCGGAATTTGATGAATGCCAGAATCTCGGTCCGGACATTGGCGCCCAGCGCCCATGCGAGCCAATCGGAAACGTCAATCTCGCATTGGAGATGCTGGAACCGCGACCGCAACGCACTCGACATGCGATGCACGACGGCGCCATCTTTCTCATTGTTTCCGGCGGCAACAATGCGCCAACCGGCAGGCAACCGATAATCGCCAAGCCGGCGATCAAGCACAAGCTGGTAGCACGCCGCTTGCACGATGGGCGGCGCCGCGTTCAATTCGTCGAGAAAGAGAATGCCCTTGCTGTCCGGATCGTGCGGCAGGAAATCGGGCATTGCCCATGACGCGCGGCCATTCTTGACGACAGGCAATCCGCGCCAATCGACCGGATCGGTCAGCACCGCGCGAATATCGCGCAATTCGAGATTCAATTTCTTGGCGACCTGGTGGACGATTGACGACTTACCGATGCCGGGCGCGCCCCATAGATGCGTCGGCACGTCGGCCGACATCATCACCTGTAGCGCCGTGGCAAGCTGTGAGGGTTTCATACGATAGACTCCTAGGGGTTGGACTCGTCAGGCGACGCATAACGCCGCGACGCGGGACATGGCGTCCCGCGTTTCGTCCTACAGCGACCGATATTCGGCGGTAACGCAAAACGAGACACAAAACCGACCGATCTTGAGGAAGTGCAGGCCGCCGACCTTGCGGAAAGACACGTTCCAGAAATGCACCGGCGCCATGAGGCCGACAGCATGATCGGTCATGCCAGCACCATCGCGGCAAAGGCGAGCAGGCCGGACGATAGGCCGGCGAGGTACAGGCCTGCCGCCATGGAACGACGCGGCGTGGCGGCCTCCGGCGTGGCGTAATAGCGGCGGCCCTTATAGGTTTGAATGAGCATGTCCTAGACTCCGATGGTCGGGCGGGATTGCCCGGCAGCACCAAGTTATAAGGCAACAGTTTCCAAAAAGCAAAACATTCCGCAGGCGATTGACAGATATCGCATTGCATTTGATTAGATGGCATTTGAGCTAAATCGATTGGTACGGCCATTGCATGCCGTGATTAATAAAGCACAACAATTGAAGGCAATATTAATCATTCGTTCATGGGGCGCCGGGGTTAATCAAATGTGACTGCGACGGGGCGATGGGGGTGCCAGGTGGGGCGGCGCCGTAAAATACCGGGGTATATCGGCTCACCCCCTTCCGCGGATATTTCCCAAAATCCATCGTTGACATGCCGCATGTTACGGCATTACAGATGCGGCGGATGTTCGATGCATTGATCGATCGATTGTTTCCGGCGAATTTCGGCGCGCGGGCGGTGGCGCGCGCGCGGCGGGAGGCGGCGATATGGCTGGTGGGGAAGCGGTTGATCGATGTGTTGTTGTGCCGCGTGCAGTGCGAGTGCAGTTTGTATTTCAGCCGTGACGATTACGACCGCGCGTATTTGGCGGCGCTGGACGAATGGTTGCACGCGCGGTATCCGGAGCTGGCGTTTCAGCCGGTCGAGGCGATGGGACATGGGACGCTGAATGCTTTGCCGGCGGCATCGGGGGTGGCATGGGAAAATTTGCCGACGCGTGCGCCGCGCTGAATCTCGGCCTGCCGAGCGCGCGGGTAGCGGAATTGCTGGCGGCGGCCTCGTCGGAGTTGGAGGATCGGCTGCGCGACGCGGGCACGCTGGGCCTTAACGTGGGCGCGCCGATGCGCTTGCATTGTCCGCTGTGCGACATGCTGCATGTCGACGAGGGCCAATTCGCGGTACGGCCGCATCACACGCATGCGTGCCAAGGGTGCGGGCATGTGTGGCGACCGGCGGTGATGGCGACGGTGGGCGTTCGGTATCTGCCGGGGTTCAAGAATGCCGGTTGAAGGGGCTCGCGCATGAAGCGGCTGGTGACGATCGCGCCGTTGTCGCCGGGGGTGCCGGCGATGCTGCGCGGCAGTCTCGGCGCGGTGCAATGCCTGGTGCTGGATTTGGCCAAGATGGATTTGCGGTTCGAGGGCAGTCTCGACGGCGGCGGCAAATGCGTGTGGCTGACCGATGGCCGGCGCTGCGAATTCGAAATCTCGCCGGATGGCGGCTGGCTCGCCGCGACCTCGAAGGCGCCGGATCCGGCATGGCCGGGCAACGCATGACCGAGACGCAAGCGACGGACGCGCCGACGCATTCGCCGGAAAGCCTGGCGCGACTGGCGCGGCTACGCTGCCGCATCGCGCGGCATCTCGACGCGATCGGCGGCCTATTCGCGGCCGACGTCAAGCTGACGCTGGTGGTTCGCATGCCGGGCGCGCCGGATTTCAAGAAGGATCTGGTGATGTCCGAGGACGATCTCTTGGGCGCGATCGAAACGCTGCGCTGGGCCCACGATCGGCCGGTGGCTATTCTCGCCGACGACGAAGCCGCGAAGTGATTGAGCTTCGGGTGCCCGGCGTTGGGCGCGACAAAGATAACGCGGCGGCGCTTTGCTTTTATTTCAATCGCCGCGCGACCGATGACGAAATGCGGTTTTTGCACGATGTTCTACGGCGAGCGGTTGCGATGCACGGATTAAATCACCCTGAATTAACCGTTCCGGACGATGAGGCGAAACGGCCATGACCGCCGCGCCCGATCCTCGGCTCGCCGAAGCGGTGCGGACGGCGTGCGACGACGATACCCCATGGCCGCCGGGATGCGCATTTCCGCAATGCGGCGGCGAGGCCGGTAATAATTGCAGATTTGCTGCCGGCTTCCTCGCCTGTCGCGCATACTGGCTGGAACAGGCGGCGCAAGAAATCGAGCGTGACGGCAAAACCGCGACGATTGAGTTCTTGGCGACGCGCATACGCGCCCTCGCCAAGGCGACGGAATGACGCAACCTAACGAATGCAAATATTGCCGCTGGATTGAAAGGCTGTCATGGGCGCGCATCTGATCGACGGGGAATTCCAAAGCGACAAATATCCGACCACGCCGCGCGGCAAGGTGCCGCTGAGCGTGGCGGACAAATCCGCGCAAGACCTGCTGTGGCTATACGCGCAGCGCCGGCGGCCGCTCGATCCGGAATTTTCGGCCGATCTTGAGACGGCATTGCGCAACGCGGGATTTGCGCCGACGCCGCCGATCGCGATGCCGGGCGGCCCATCGGTCATGCTCGAAGAAATCGAATCGGTGTATCGCCTCAAGGAAACCCTGGCGCCGGCGCTCGGCGTCGGCCGCATCGTTCACTATTACGATCACACCATCGAATTCCAGCTCGATCCCTATCCCGCGATCGTGACGCGCGTGGACGCCGGCATCGCCGATCTGGCCGATCTGACGATATGCGGACCGGGACAAATATGGCATGTCAGGGGAGTGTCGAAGCTGATCGACCGCGAGCATGAGGTCATCCAGAAAAATTACTGGACTTGGCCACCGCGCTCATGAGCAAGGCACCGCCAGGCTGGCCGCGGCTGCAACGCGATTGGGTCGGCTTGCGCGTCAAGCTCAAGCGGCGGCTATGGAGCGGACTGATGACCATTCCGGCCGGCACGGTCTGCACCGTCGTCGAAACCACGATCGGCCGCTGCCGACTGACCACGGATGCGTGTCCGGCCTGCGGCGTCGCGGTGCATATCAGCCGCGTCGCGCCCTTCGATTTGACGCTGGTGGAATCATGACCGGCGCGCTGCCGGCGCGCGCGCTGGGCCAAGCGCTGCTGATTTACGCGCATCCGTTCCGGCCGATCGCCTGCTTGCACCGGGAAATCACCTTTACCGCCCATAGCCGCACGACGCTGGTGGCCTGCGAATGCGGCAAGGTGTTCCGGTGATGGATTTCTATCGAACCCTCGCCGAGGGCGGTTATCCCTGCGGGGATTGCGTCAGCATGGCCGGGACATGGTTTTGCACCATGAACTGCTCGCCGCAACCGAAAGGAACGCCAATGTCCGACCCGCCGAAACGCGTATCCGTGGCCGACATCGAGCGCGCCATGGACGAAGGCCGCACCGTCGACCTGCGGCCGGACGGCACCGCGATCGTCGGCGAGCTCGGCAGCAAGGCGTTGCAGGAACAGGCCGAGACGATCGAGCGCATGAGCGCGGAAATCGCGCGGCTGCGCGCGCTGATCGACCAGCCCGAATTGGAAGCGTTTTGGGATGGCGCCAAACGCGCGGCCGCGAAAGCCGATCTGGCCGCCGACCGAATCATGACCGGCGATGCGTGGCTTCATCGAATCGCGGTCCGCGCGCTGCTCGCCTATCGAAGCGTCGTATTGGATGAAATCGATGCCGCGCTCCATCACTCGGTCGAAACCGCCGCGGCGATCGCCCGATGGCACCGATCGCTGTTGGATGAAAAAAACGAGGGGAAAATCTAAGATGGCCAATCTTCTGCCGGAAGACGTTCACCGCGTCGTATCGTTTGTGCCGGACGCGCTGCGCAAGATCGTCGCGCGCGACCGGCTGATCCTGGCCGGCGGGTTCATCCGGTCCATCGTCGCGCAGGAATCGATCACCGACATCGATTTGTTCGGCGACACGATCGAGAAGCTGAAACATGCCGCGACCGAATTGGCGCTGCTCTACAAGATCGAAAAGCCGCATCGCTCCAAAAACGCCATCACCGTGCATGCGGTGGGCCGGATGCCGGTGCAATTCATCACGCGTTGGCTGTTCGACGACGCCGCCAATTGCATCGCCAGTTTCGATTTTACCATCGCGCGCGCCGCGATTTGGGCGGTACCGGCGCCGCCGCCCGCGGGCGACTTTCAATGGATGGGCGCCTGCGACGATTTGTTCTACACCGATCTCGCGGCCAAACGGCTGCGCTACATGGCGCCGGCGCGCAACGAGGACGCCGGCGGCTCCATGCTGCGCGTGCTGAAATTCGGGCATCGCGGCTACACCATCGCGCCGGCCTCGCTCGGCAAGGTGATCGCGCGCATGGCCGAACGCGTGCGTTGGGATCATGGCCTGGTGCAGGACGAAACCGGCAAGGCGAAAGTGCTGGCCGGCCTGCTGCGGCAGGTCGATCCGCTGATCGCGATCGACGGCATCGAGCTGGCCGACGAGGAAGAACCCGACCTGAAGGAAATTGCGCCGGCGCTGTGGCCCGGCTATCGCGAGGAAACCTGATCGATGCGCGTGACGCTGGTCATGATCGCGGTGGTGGCGTTGCCGGCCATGGGCTTTGTCGCGGGCTATACGCTGAATGCATCCGACTACGATACCGGATTCGCGGCCGGCGAAACCGCGCGGCAACGGTTCGAAATGAAAATGGCGCATCTCTGTCGCGGCTACGAGAAAGAGGATTTTTGCGGCGTGGCCGCGCTGGCATATGACGGCGTCGACCGTATTCCGAAGGATCGCTAGCATGGCGCGCGAAGATCAGCCGATCCGGCGCAATCGCATGCCGACCCTGGCCGCGGGCCAATTGGCGGCCGATATCGAATTCCGGCTGTTGCAGCTCGACCGACGCGAAATCGACGGCATCCGCGTCACGCTGGCCGGCATGCATATCGCCGACGTGGTGCGGCCGCGCGAGCCGGCCGATGCCGGCATCGATCGCGGCCGGCCGCCGCCGGACGCGGCTGGCGTCAATGCGAAAGACGAAATCCGGCGCGGCAAAATCGATATCCAGGCCCGCCGGCCATCGAAGGGAATGTGACCATGTCCGATACCGCCGCGCTCGTCGCCGAACTGCGCAAGGCATCGCAGGCCATCTATCTTGTGGTCGATGCCGCCCCCGCCCAAGCGATCGCCGCCCTGTTCCTGCGAGCCGCCGCCGCGATCGATGCGGCGGATATACCCGCGCCGGTCGCCGAAAATCCGGCGCCCGCGATTCCGGTGACCGAGCTCGATATCGCGCGCGCCAAGCGGTGGCTGGCCGAAACGGCGCGGGATCCCGAAGAATACGACACCGACGAAGAAGCGGAAGCCGCGCGCGTCGTATCGCTGGCGCCGCATTTTGCCGCGTGCCGGATCGATGCCGCCGCCAGGGTACCGGCCGCCAACGCGACCAAGGAAGCGATCGACGCCGAAATCCATGCGATGCACGAGGGGTTTTCCGAACGCGCGCACGAAGCCTCCGAAGCCGGCATGCTCGATATGCGGAAGATCTATGCGTTGCTGAAAGAGGCCTTGGAAACCGGCGCCGATATCGGCGCGCGGCATACCTCGCGATGGCCCGCCACGCTCACGCCGGCGCTGATAGACCTGTTGAGCCCAATGATTTGGGAAAGCGGCGCGATCGCGCAATTGTTCCGGGATGCCGGCGCCAAAATCAAATCCAACGCCGAAGTGGAGCAGGCATTCGTGCTGCATTGGCTGATCGGACTATGGTTCGAGCATGGCGACGATTACGGCAAGCATGCGTTCGCGAAAATCCACGATCTCAAGGAACGCAGGAACCGCGCCAATGCCGGAACCTGAAAAACTGCGGGATTTCACGCTGTGGGCATGGCTGTCGCTTTATCCCGACGGCACCATTGGCAATATCGGCGCCATGGTCGGCACGAGCCATACGCCGCTGATCAGCCGCAACGAAAAAATCGCGCGCACCGCGTTGCGCGCACTGGCGCTGGCACACTGGAAAATGACCGGGCAGGCCTGCTTCCTGGTTCGATTCCTGCCCGGCGAATTGATCGAAACGCTTCCGGAGCCGCCCGATGCCGATCAGTCAGGCAAAAGCGCGTCAACTGCTTGACCGCGGCGATAGCTGCGCGATCGCGGCCATCGGCCTGCACGGCGCGGCCGCGCGCGTCGGCTTCATCGAAGCCCTAATGTGCTATGCGTGCATTCCGAGCGAAATAGTGGGCGTGTGCATCGCCGGCCGCGAAAGTTTCGAGGGAGAATTCCGTACCGATAATGGCGACGAGACATGGCGGACGATCGACTGAAGGCCGGCAATATCCTGTTCCTGGGCACGCGCTCGCTGCGCGCGGCGGACCGCCATGAGCAGTATCGCCGGGAAGGCGAGCGCCGGCTCGCGCAACGGTTGCTGGCCTTGGCGCAGCCCGCGCTCGCCAATGCCAATTACTACGGCACCGGCGACGCGTTTGGCGCCATGCTCCAGGAAATCCGGAAGGTGCTGAGCCCATGACCGACGACGCACCGGGCGCGCCGCCGGCGCTGGGCCCGTGCTGCATCTGCCTCAAGGCACCCGCGACGCTGATCGTGCTGCTCGACCGCGTGGCGGCCGTGCCAGGGCACGGCTGGGGCTGTCTGGAATGCGGCCTGCCGCCGGATGGCGCCTGCGCGGTATTGTGCCTCGGTTGCATCGATGGCTACGTCCACGGCGGGGAGTTGCATGAAGTCTGCCGCGGCTATCCCGAAACCGATGGCCGGATGCGGTTCACCGAACTGCCGGCGACCCGATTCCAGCATGACCTCGCGGTGCATGCCGCGCAGGATCAGGCCATTAACGATTTATCGCGAGAATGAGGCAGGCACCCACGCCGCTGGAGATCATGAGATTCGGATTGAGACATATCGCCGATCGCGCGCACGACGCGGCCATGACGGCCTCGGTGCGGCCGATCGGCACGGCGGCCGTCAGCGTGGATGACCTGATCCAGGAATTGGCGGACATCGGCAGCTATGCCGACGACACGCTCGCGGCCGCGCGCAAGGCCGCGCTGCCGGCGCGGCGGCCTTCCATGGCGAAACGAGCGGACGATGGATTCGGAACCAAATACTAAGCCGCTCACGATTTGGGCGATCGCGCAGGTGCCGCCGGCGCTGGCGCGCGCGTGGCTCCAGCACATGCGGGATTTCGACGTCGCGCATCCCGGCTGCCATTTCCAGATCATGGCCGATGCGCCGCACCTGAGCATGCAAGAGATCGTGGAGATGCTGAAAATATCGCCGGACCTGACCGTCAAACAGATCGTCGAGCGGCGAACCTGATGCCGGCGAAGCGCAGAAGCAAAGTGACGCTCACCGGAAAATTCCGGATCGGCTCGACCGGCATGCTCAATGCGTCGCATGTCGCGGCGGGCATGTGCGGCGAGCTCGCCGATGAATCGGCCTGCATCGATTTTTTCGACGACGAGAACAAGGCATTCGCGCATGCGCATTTTTCGGCGGATACCGCGCTGAAGCTGGGCAGCCAATTGATCGCGATCGGCACGGAGCTCATGCGGAAAAACGGAAAGGCGGGAACCGCGTAATGGCAAGAATCATCACCTATGTCGACGGCCCGAACGGCGCCGTCATCGAATTCGCGGCGCGCGCGCTCTGCGTCAAAAACGGCGGCGAATGCACAAGCGAGTGCCAAAATGGCAAGAACTGTACCGGCTGGACGCACAACGTCGACGACGTGGAAACCGTGATGAACGCGGTGGCCGCATTCGCCGGGAAGGCCAGCGGAAAAACGGTTTACAATTCAACGGTCAAATCGCGACGGGGAGCTAAATAATGCTGACACCGGAACAACGCCTCATCCTCCGCTCGCGCATTGTCGGAGCGGAAAAAGATAGAGATCAGGAAGCGACCGGTTTGCTGTTCGACGAGTTGATGAGCGCGCGCGATGAAATTGCGTCGATCGCCAGGTCGCTCGAACGCATCGCGGATACGTTGGGCCGCGGATAGCATGGCATACGATCCGAAGTGCGAGGATCTGGCGCGGTATTTCCTGGGCACCAAGATGACGCCGAAGCTGGTCGCGGATCTGGCGCAAACCATCCAGGACCAAGTCGAAACCTGGCTGCGCGCCGAGATCGATGAACGCGTCGAATCGCTTAACAGGACAATCCAATGACAGTGAGCATCAAGCAAAAGCCGGAAGACGAAGTAGCGACCGAAATTCTCGCGACCAGCATTCGCGACATCGCCGAAGGCGTGCGGCGCATTCGCAGGGGCGGCCTCAACGATCGCGCGCTGATTTTGTTGATACAGGACGCCAGCGGCGTGCCGATGAGAGCCTGCCGAACCGTGATTAAGGCGCTGGAGCAGCTTGATCAGCTCTATCTCAAGTCGGGGACCGGCAATGGCGGCAAGACAAAACGCTAAAACGGCAACCGCGAAAAAACGCAGCGATATCATGCTCGATGACGCCACGATCCAGAAAATCAAACGGCTGAATGCGCAAGGCGTGGAACCGCGATTCATCGCCGAACGATTGGGGCTTCACGTCAACACGATCAATAAGGCATTGCGGGGAGAAAAATGACCGATATCGAGCGCTATGTCACGCCAGCGGAATTGCCGACGCCTTACGAGCGCGAGTTGGTGACCATTCTGATCGAGGAAGCGGCGGAAGTGGCGCAGCTCGGCACCAAGCTGTTGCGGTTCGGCGCCAAGGAAACCCAACCGGGCCAGCCTGACGACAATGCGCGCCGCCTGGCCATGGAAATCGGCAATCTCGATCTCATGGTCACGATGCTGGTGGCGCACGGCATGCTCAACATGACCGATATCATGGAGGGCCGACTGTTGAAGGTCGAACAGCTTCAGCGCTTCCTTCAAACCAGGAAGCCATGACCGACCGCACCTGGTTCGATGTGCCGGTACCGTCGCGGATGAAGCACCTGCCGCGCGATCGCCGCGGCTATCCCATTCCGGCGGTGGTGCTGCGCGATCGCGACGGCATGCCGCATTTTACCATCAACGATTCCGATATCCGGCAAGGCCTGATCGTCCGCGACGAATGCTCGATTTGCGGCGGCAAGCTGTTCCGTGGCCGGTGGTTCGTCGGCGGGCCGCTGAGCGCATTCCATCCGGACGGGCTCTATATCGATTCGGCGGTGCATCGCGAATGCGCGGTCTACGCGCTTCAGGTATGTCCCTATCTTGCGGCGCCGGTCTATAGCCACCGCATCGATGCCAAACAGGTCGATGTCGAGAAAACCGAGCATTATTTATTTATCGATGAATCCGTCATGCCGACGCGGCCGAAACTGTTTGTGCTCGGCATGGCGCATGGGCAAACGCTCATCGCGTCGGACCGTACCGTCGACATAAGGATCCGGCCGATCAAGCCGTTGCTGCACGTGGAATTCTGGCGCGATGGCGCGCGCCTGCCGGATCAGGCCGGGCTTGCGATCGTCGCCGATGCCCTGGCCGCGCCGCTGCCGCCGCAAGTCGAACCGCGGCTGATCCTGGCCGGCACGAAATCCAAACGAGGAAATTATGGCCGATAAAAGCCCTGGGTTCGAATTGCGCGATTTGTTCGCGGCGATGGCGATGGCCTCGATATTCACGCCGCTCGGCGCAAATATCGTCGCCGCTCGCGATAAAAACTATGACGAAACCAATTGGGCCGAAATAGTCGCGCGCAATGCCTATGACATGGCTGACGCGATGCTGGTGGAACGCAACGCGCGCGCGCTAGCGCGCGCGCTAAGAGAAAGCGATGGCCATGCCGATCGATAAACCGCCGACCAATATGGAAGAACTGACGCGCCGCTGCCAAAACAATACGCAATTCGCCGGCTACTCGGCCGATACCCGCTCGATATTGCCATGTCCGTTTTGTGGGGCGGCGGGATTTATGACCATTCGCCTTGTGGCCGCGGAGCAGGATATGGCGGACGGCGGGACTTGTCGCGAATGTAAGCGCGGCGCCAAAATGATCATCGAAAAAAAAGGCAATGGCACCGTGTTCGAAATCGTGCAAGACGGCGGCGCCGATCCGCCGGAATGGCTGGAACCGAAAATAAGGCGCATATCGTGACCGGCGACAATGCGATGGATCGGGTATCGCGCGGCATGCAGGATATCGCGCGCACGATCGACGAAATGATTGTCGACGTCGCCGGCGAGCGAGTGCATTTCAGCTTGTTCGTCTGGACCGAACCGCGATGCAGCTACATCAGCACCGCCGCGCGCGCCGAGGTGATCACGGTGTTGGAAGGCATGATCGAGCGACGGAAGAAAGGCATGCCGGACTTGCCGGCGCATAGCATTCAATGACGGAATTCGTTTTCGGCGAACCGAATTTTCGGCAGCGGCTCGATCGCATTGTCGATGCCGCGCTGCCTGGCGTCATGGCGGTCGGCATGCAGAATCCGTCGACGGCGGAAGCCGATATCGATGGCAAGAACGATCCGACCATCGCGCGGCTGCACAATTTCTCGCGGCATCTCGGCTATGGCCGATTCATCGGATTCAATGCGCATACGCGGCGCGCGTCGCAACCGGTCGAGCTCTATCGCTGGTATGACATGGCGACCACGCTGGCGGAACGCGATGCCTATAAGCGTCAATGCTTTCAAACCGCCTTGGGCATCTGCCGGGAAACCATCGGCGCCGGCGGCATCGTCGTGGCGGCATCCGGCAATTGCTATTGGGAAGATCCTTGGGTGCGCCTGTTCTGGCGGATGTTGGCGAACTCCGAGATTCCGCTTCATGTGTTCGGCTTGACCGGACAGCGCGCGCCGATTCATCCGCTGGCACGCGGTAAAATGCGGCTGCCGGATACGGTATCGATCACGCCATGGGTGCCGGCATGAACGAAGACGAGCGATACGTATTGCGCGGCATGAAGGACGAAGAGCTGGCCAAAAAAGCGCGGAAATTGTTTTACGATCTGCGCGATACGATCGAGGAACTGGCGCGCCGGGATTTCAAATACGTGGTCGACGATCGGCAGGTTTACATCGGATCGAAAATCGAGTTCACCAAAACGATCATCGAAAAGCTTTAAGAGAATCAGCACGAATCATGATCGCACTGTCGCTTCACCAGCCATGGGCCTCGCTCTGGTGCTCGCCGGCCAAGATCCATGAAACGCGCGCCTGGCGGCTGACAACGCGCGGGACGATCGCCGTGCATGCCGCCAAGACCCGCGCGCATCTGTACGACGATAGCGAGCTGGCGCGGATCTGTACCGATTTTCTCGGCGCGGGCTGGGATTTGGCGCTGCCTTTCGGCGCGCTGATCGGCACCGTCGATATCGTGGCGGCGATTCCGACGCTCGATGAGCATGACATGCCGTGCGCGGCGAACGATATCGATCTTGCGTGCGGCAATTTCGGACCCGATCGCTTTGCGTTCAAGCGTGGAAATTATCGCGTGTTCAAGCAGCCGATCCCGTTCCGTGGCTATCAGGGGCCCTTTAACGTGTCAAACGAGCTTATAATGACAACGCCATGACCGATAGCCCGTGGACAAAATTCAAGCCGCGCGATCCGCGAACGGGTGTCGTGCCGCAAGCCTGTCCGAATTGCCATAGCATGATGGATGCCGCGACCGGCGTGACCGATCCGATAAAGTCGCCGGAACCTGGCGATGTTTCCTGTTGCCTCAATTGCGGCACGCTTTGCCTGTTCGATCGGGATCTAAAGCTGATCGTGCCGGATGAAGTGACCTATCGCGTTTTGATGACGCACGCGGAAATCCGGCGCGCCTATAACGCAGTCAATAACATGGTAATCGCGAATCGGCTGTTCGATGGATTGAAACCCGAAGAACAGGCCGCCGCATTTGTCAGGGCGCAAGGCCGCCGCAGCCGCGATATCGTCGGCATGGCGATGTGCGAAGCAATCAGGCACCAGCATATTTTCTATCATCCAAGACTATGCGTGTTCATGGTCACGCCATCGGGCATGGATTATTTTTCGACCGACGAACATAAAAAATTGGTTGCCGCGTTCGCGCAGCGCGTACCGCTGATCAGCATGGAATATTTGATCAAGGAGTTTGGCGAGAAGCCACCGCAATGACGATCGCTGTCGCGGACGCACCTCATGTCGGCACCTTTGTCGCGCGCCTGTTGGAGGAATATGGCTTGACCCAAGGCGAGCTGGCCGACGCCATCCACGTCAGCCGTCTGACCATCAACGAACTGGTGGGCGGCCGGCGCGGCCTCACGCCATCGATCGCGTTGCGGCTCGCGCGCTTGACGTCGACGTCGCCGAAACTGTGGATGGATTTTCATCGCGATTGGTCATTGGCGCGCACGCTGGACATGGAAGATCGCGAAATCGCATCGATCAAGCCGCTGCCGAAGCGCGCGTAAATGGATTTACAGCAATGTCCCGGTTGTGGCGCGATGGTGCTGGCGGATACGCCGCATGCCTGCGCCGGCGACCTGGCTGTGCGGCAACTCGCGATTCCGCCCGATTTCTTTCTGAAAATGCGCCAACCGGAATGGGCGGCACTGCGCCGCAATCGCGGCATGCTGTCGGCCGCGCAAGTGCGGCGGCTTTATGTGTTCCTCGGCGTGCCGGCGCATCGCCGGCCGGCGATCAAGACCATCATGCTATCGCGCGACGATCTCGACCGGTTTTCGGCAATGCGCCGCCAAGCCAAGAAAAAGAAGCGGCGGCATGCCTGATATCGTTTTCGAACCGGCCGAAGTCGAGGAAGCGGTGCGGCTGATCGTGACCGCGCTCAAAGGCCATGTCGAATTCCCGGTGGCGAATCTTGTCGATCCGGAATCGGAAATACGCGTCAAACTGACCGATACACGATTGACCATCGCGGCCGACATTATTCTGCATATGGGCGCCAGGCGCGCATTGGCGACCGAGGAAGCCGCGATTTACAAACGCGTGGCCAATTACCGGACCGGCGCTAACCAATTAACGCTGGAATCGATCGATAGAGGGGCTATTCCAAAGGTGCTGGCCGGCCTGTCCGACACGGAGCTGGCGTCGACCATCAAGAACATCATCGGGCTGTTGCGATGAACTATACCCAGGAAGAACACGATAAAAACATGCGACGCATAAAAGCCGGCGAGGTGCGCCCGCAAGACGTCATTCCGAATTTTCCGGTGCCGAAGCGCGCCTGTGGCGACTGCGCGCTGTGCTGCAAATTGCTGCCGGTCAAATCGATCGCGAAGGTACGCAACAAATGGTGTGATCATGCGCGGATCGGAAAGGCCGGCACCTGCTGCGCGATTTATGACACGCGGCCGATCGATTGCCATTTATGGTCCTGCATGTGGCTGGTCAAATCGGATATGCCGGACGGGCTGAAGCCCAATCGATCGCATGTGGTATTCGACATTATGGAGGATGACGTAATCGCGACCGATGAATACGGCAACAAGAAAACCATTCGGGTAATCCAGGTTTGGGTCGACAGCGGCTATCCCGCGGCGTGGCGCGCGCCGGCGGTGATGGCGCAAATGAACGAAGCCGGCAAGCGCGGGCTCGCTTCGCTGATCCGCTTGGGCGCCATGGCGATTTTCGTGGTGCCGCCGAGCATGGCCGGCGAATGGCAAATCATGAATCCACAGGTGGCGGACGATTCCGATCAGGAATGGGAAAAGACGCGGCTCGGCCTATCGCATTGGGGCACGGGTACCTGACATGCAAACCAGGCCAACGACCTGCGTATTCCTGGAACGGCCCTATCACGGCGGATCCTGGCGCTGCTACCATCCGCGGCATGCGCGCACCGGCTGGCGGCGGTGGCTGCATTTCGGCATCCGGCAACCGCCGTGCGTGCTGGATGAAACCTATTTGCGGCTGGTATTCTGTCCCGATCGCATCGAGCCGTGGCGGCCGGTGCCGCATCCGCAAGCGCTCTCGCGGTTGACGGGCACGCGATTTGGCGCAAATGATGAAGCATGACTGCTGTCCCGTCATTGCCTGTCGCCGATCCCGACGCGACCTTCTATCCGACGAAATTCCAGCGCGATCTCGTCGAGCGGCTCATTGGCTATAGCACGCTCGGCCATGACGAAATCTGCCTGCTGATCATCAATCCGGCGACCGGCCGGCCGATCTCCAAGGCGACCATGCACCGGATTTTCGATCGCGAAGTCCAGACCGGCGCCGTGCTGATGAAGGCCAATCTGTCGAAAGCCGTGTTCACCACCGCGATCGGCGCGCCGGCGGAATTCGATGCCAGCAACAACATGGTGCAGGCGGAACGCGCGCCGAATCCGCGGTTGCTGGAATTCCTCGCCAAGACTCAATTCGGATGGAACGAAAAACAGGTCATCCAAATCGATCACGGCGAGGAAAAAGTTCGCGAAATGTTGCGGTCCGAGCTCAAGACGATGTTCGAGGACTCGCTGGCCAAATCGCGCGATTTCATGCGCGTGTCGATTGTCGACGCGCCAACGATCGATGGGGAAGGTCACTCCGTCGACGATGGGGAATTCTATGGCGAAGGAAGCGACACAGTCGCGCCGGCAGAAACAAGTCCAGCCGATACTGCCGTATAGCGCCGAAGGATTAATCACTTTCTACAATGCCATGTTCAAGTCGCGCGGATTCGGGCTGCCGCCGCATCTCTATCCGGTCGCGCACGCGCTCATGGATCCGCGAATTCTAAAATTGCTGATTCTGCAAGCGCCGGGATCCGGCAAATCGCTGCTGCTGTCATGCGCGTTCCCGGCATTCGAAATCGGCCAACGGCCCGACAGCACCGTGCTCGGCACCAGCGCCGGCGAAACGCTGATGCAAGGCTTCCTCAAAACGGTGATGGATTGGATCGAATGGTCGCCGGAATGGCGCATGTTCTTTCCGACCGTCATGCCCGACAAGGTGGCGGGCTGGTCGACCGAGCGCGGGATCTATGTCACCGGCCGCAATCTCGGCAACCCCGATTCATCGTATTTCGTGGCCGGCGTGACATCGAGCGTCATCACCGGCAAGCACGGCAGCGTCATCCTGATGGATGACATCCACAACCGCGAAAATTCCGCCAACGCCAAGCAATGCGAAATCGTGCGCGATATCTATTACGACACGCTGATCGGCCGCGCCGATCCCAACGGCGCGCGCTTCATCGGCGCTGGCCGGCGCTGGCACGAAGACGACGTCTACGGGCATTGGCGCGATGGCGGCGAATTTGTCACCATGGAATTGCAGGCGATTCGCGAGGGCACCAACGAGCTGTTTTGGGATGTGACGCTGCCGGCCGATCTCAAATGCTGCTTCACCGATCACATTGCGTTGCCGGCGACGAAAGTTGCGACCTGATCCACCACCGCCGCCGGCTCGATCGATGTCACGCAGGCATTGTCGCCGCGGCGGCAAACCAGATTGGTGCTCGGCACCGGCGCCTCGGCGAGACACCCGTAGCAGCCGATCGGTGCCTCGATCGCCGCGCAATTCCAGCCGAGCACGCCATCGCGATACGGCAATCGATAGGCCGCCTTGACCGACGTGAACAAGCCGACAATGGCGGCGCGCGTGGTGCCGGCCAGGTGCAGCATGCCCGAATCGTTGCACACGAGCAGGCCGGCTGTTTCGATCATGAGCCGGGTTTCGGCCAGCGTCAGCCGGCCCACCATATTGATCACCCGGTCATGCGCGACACGATAATCGCCGCCGTGGCCGACCAAGACAATCGGATAGGAAAATTTGTGGAGCAGCACGGTGATCACCGTATCCCAAAACGCCGGGCTGAATGTCCGGCTCGGCCACGCGCGCGCGGCATGGATGGCGATGAACTCGATCTTGTGGGTTGTGCCTGTTGGATGGAACCGGCCGAAGCAGGGCGTCTTATCGCCGTCGATGCCGGCGGCTTCCATGTAGGCATCGACGATATGCATGGTGGGGCGCCGCTCATAGGCGAGATCGAGATCGATCAGCTCGGCATCCGGTTCCCGCTGATTCATCGGGATGACGCGGTCAATCCAGATATTTTCCGCGAGCGCTTCCGGCACATTGGTCTGGCCGACGATTTCGGCAGCGGGGTTGAGCTGCCGCAGGCGCCGCGCGATCGGCGTGGCGCACAGCACGTCGCCGAGCGCGCCAGCCCGCCGTAGAATAATTTTCTGTCGCATGGTATGCCCCAACAATGAGCGACGGCCTGATCAAACTCAAAGTCACCTACGGCTATGATGAAGCGTGGGCGGATCGGAACGAAGCGTTTTTTTGGCCGACCTCCGATCAGAAACGACGCGAAGTCACCGCGGTTCGCCGCAACAGTCCCGCCGATTTCGAAGCCATCTATCAGCAGCGGCCGGGCGCGCGCGAAGGCTCGATCTTCCTCAAAAAGGATTTTCTCTATTACGTGCCGCCGGAAGCGCTGTGGTACGGCATCAATGCGCCATCGGTCGCTAAATTCTGCGAACATGGGCACGGCATTTTCCAGGCATGGGATACGGCGTTTTCCGAAACCGCGGGCTCGGCCTGGTCGGTCTGCGTGACCGGATTGCTGCTACCGTGCAGCAAGTATCACTGCGGCGAAGACGAGAAGATCAATGGGCCATGCGATGCCCATTTCGACGTGCTGATTCTTGACGTGTTCCGCAAGAAGATGGATTGGGGCAGCCTGCCGCTCGCGGTGCGGCAACAGCACATGAAGTGGCGGCCGGAGCTGGTGCTGGTCGAGAACCGCGCATCCGGTATCTCGATTCTGCAATCGATGCCCGGCGCCAACATCAACATCCAGGGCGTCGAAGCCAAGGAAGGCAAGCGCGCGCGCGCGATCAGCGGCACCGAAGCCGGCTCGGTTCAGGGCTGGTGCCGGCAGCATCGGGTGCTATTCCCGCAAACCGCGCGCTGGCTCAAGACGTTCGAAACCGAGCTCAAGGATTTCTCGGGCATCGATGACGCGGTCAGCGATCAGGTCGACGCGTTCGTGCATCTCGTCACCTATGCGATCCAGTTGGGCGCCAAGACCATGCTGCTGCCCAGCGATTGGTCGCCCGACACCGCGCCGCCGGACCTGATCGAGGCGAGCAAGGCGGTCAATCACGGCATCGCCGATCCGCGGCTCGAAGCCCTCATGTTCATCGACGAGCTGCCGTCGATGGTGGTCGATCCCTACGCGACGAGCTGTTCGAACTGTACGCATTATGAAAAAGGCTGGTGCGGACTCTGGCGCCGTCCTATGATTCCGATGGATTGTTGCGAACATGTCGAGCTGGTGGACCGGCCAGTTTCGGATGGCGGGGGCTATGTCAGAAGGTCCGACACGCGAACCATTTGACGCGAATCAGGGGGACTCGGCGGTTAGGCTGCCGAGTGCCGGATCGATCGGCAATGTTACCGCGCTCGATCACGAAGGCTATGTCAGCTTTTTCGAGGGCCTGTTCAAGGACATGGGCGGGAGCGGGCTTCCCGCCGCGCTGAAATCGCTCAATCTGCCGCCGGGCGATTTCGCCTATGGCCGCATCGAATACATGCCGGATCCCAATGCGACCGGCGTACTGCCATGGCCCGGCATCGCGCCGGAAGCGCTGCAAAAAATCGCGCGCGAGAACGTGGCGCCGCAAGTCGTGATCGGCATGCGCTGCGATGACGTGCAGCGTTATTCGGATCTGTCGACGGAGATCTGGAAACCGGGCTGGCGCATCGAGGCGCGCGAGAAAAAGGAAGAGCAGTCCGATACGCTGGCGAAGGAAATCCTGGAAGCGCAGCGCTTCATTCTCAATTCCAATGCCGAAACGACATATGCGCAAGCCCGCAAGCGCGACGAAGCGCGGTGTCTTGGGTTCAAGAATTTCCTGGCGGCCGCGGTGCGCGACATGCTGACCTATGACGGGCTGGCGCTGTGGACCGACATGACCGGCGACGACAAGGTCAAGGGCTATTCGCTGCTGCCCGCCGGCAATATCCGGCTGACCGCGAAGCGCGGCTACAAAGGCGATCCGAAGATCTTCGCGGTCGGCGTCGACCAGGGCGGCAAGGTTGTCCAGGAATTTACGCGCGAACAGCTCACTTTCTATGTCCGCAACACGCGGACGGACGTCGCGGTATCCGGCGATCTCTTTGCGTCGGGCTACGGCTATAGCGAAATCGAAATCGCGATCCGGCTGATTCAAGGGTTCCAGAACGCGATCGATCTCAATGTCGACGTGTTCAATCGCAATGGCATTCCGAACGCGATCCTGACCATCACCGGCGGCTCGGTCACGCAGCGCCAGCTCGACATTTTCAATCGGCTGTGGACCAACATGAAGCGCGGTATCACCAAGGCATGGGCGATGCCGGTGGTCGGCCTGTCGGGCGAAGCGAAATTCGAACTCGTCGATCTCTCATCGGTCAAAGGGATGGAGGGATATTACGAGGAATGGATGAACATGCTGGCCGGCCTGTTCTGCTGCATCTATCGATTCCCGGCGCGCCGGCTCGGCTATCGGATCAGCGGCAAGGGCCGCGATACCGAACCGTTGCCGGATTCATCGGGCAACGCGGTCGATGAAGACGATCCCGGCCTGGCGCCGCTGCTCGGGCACATCGAAGCCTTCATCAACGAATATCTGCTGTGGTCGCGCTGGCCGCATTTGCAGTTTGTGTTTACCGGCAAAAATCCAAAAGAGGATGCGCGGCAATACGAAGCGAAAATGAATGCCTGCACCTTCGACGAACAGCGCGTCATGGCGGGCAGGCCGAAGCTGGTCGAAATGGTGAAGGATCACAAGGAACTGGAACCGCTGGCGATCATTCTCGGGCTCTGCCCCGCGGATCCGGGCAAAACCAATGCGTTCCAGACCATGGCCGCCACCATGCTCGAAGCCATGTTGGGCCTCGATACCGATGGCAAGGATGGCGAGTCCGCGGGTGCGCCGTTCAAGCCATCGAAGGATCCGGCGCGGTCCGAGGCGCACGGCAAGATCAGCGGCGTCAGACGGAATAGTGCGACCGAAACAAAACGGGCGGCTTGATGTCGGTTTGCGATTCGTGTTTCGTGCCGGGCAATTGCTGTCGCGCGGTAATCCTATCGGGTGATCCGCGGGTCGCCACGGTCGAGACCGCACTCGAAGCGATCGTGCAGATGGCGGCGCAAAGCGGATTCGAGGAACATCCTTTATCGTTCATGCCGCTCTATCGGCGCCGTGACGGCAATTGGGTCTGGTGGTGCTTTAATCTGTTGCCGAACGGTCGCTGCGGCGATTACGCCAATCGGCCACACGCCTGCCGGACCTACGAAGCCGGGACCGACGATCTATGCGTCCATTACGGCGGCGCCGAAGGCGCGTCGGACGATCCCGTCAGCACCAATTATTTCACCCGCAACCTCAGCCATTCCTTTCTTTCCGATCCAAAAACGGAGCTCACGTGTCCAGCAGATTGAATCGTCCGCCCTATATCCTGGCCCATCCCGGCGACAATCAGGGCTGTGGCTATCATCGCATTCTGCGGCCGCTCGAAATCATGATGCGCGCCGGCGTCGCCACCGGCCGCGCCGAATTCAATTTCATGCCCGAGCAGTATCTCAAGGTGCTGGCACCGGACGTCGTGGTATGGCAGCGGCAGGGCGATGGCCAGCTCGAAATGATGCAGCGCTATCGGACCGCGCTGCCCGATGCGTTTTTCGTTTACGAGATCGACGACGCGATCGCCGACGTGCCGGATACGAGCTGGCACAAACCGTTCCTGCCGCCCAACATCAATCGCGGCATCAAGAATAGCGTCGCGCTGTGCGATGCGGTATCGGTCACCACGCGCAATCTCGCGACCCATATGCGCGATATCTGTGGCGATATCGATGTCCGCGTCATTCCCAACATGCTCGGCATCGACGATTTCGAGAATGCGCATCAGGCGCGGTTCGCCGCGCGGAACCCGCGCCAACGGCCGCCGAAAAAGCACAATAAGTTTCGCATCGGCTGGGGCGGCGGCATCGGGCACACCGCCGATTTCGGCATGATGAAGCCCGTCTTCGAACATTTCGGCGACACGGTGGATTGGTGCTTTCTCGGCATGGATCCGGACACGCCGCTGGGCGTATCGAAGTTTTTCGCCGGCGCGGTACCGCCGAACCAATATCTGGTGGCGCTGGCGAATCTCGATGTCGATTTGATGATCGCGCCGCTCGACGACAATCATTTCAATCGCTGCAAATCGAACCTGCGATTGATCGAAGCCGGCGCCTGCGTCTATCCGGTGATCGCGTCGCGGGTCGCGCCCTATGTCGAGAACGCGCCGCCGGTTTATGCGCATTGCGCCACCGCCGACGAATGGATCGCCGCCATCGCCATGTTCATGACGCTGTCCGATTCGCAGCGTGGCGATCATGCGCAGCGGCTTCATACCTGGGCCAAGCGCCATTATTGTCTCGACACCAAGGCGGCCGAGCGCATGGAAGGCTGGTTGCCCAAGGGAATCCGCGCCTTCGAGCCCGCGCTCGATAGCGCCGCGGCGCGCGCCGGCGGCAAGAACGGCGTCATTGTCGTCGTCGGCAAGCAAGCCACGGTCAATGGCATCACGACGACGGTGTCCGATCTGCAATCGATCTGCGAAGACACCACGGCCGATATTCTCTACGTCCGCGATTCGATCGTGCTGCCGCCCGACATGATCGAGCGGTTGCGGCGCACCGGAAATCCGAAACTGGCAACAATTTCGTTCTTCTCGAACGATGGCGCCTATACCGGGTTTCCCAAGATGAATTCGTTTACCGCGATCGATGCGGCCACCGCTGACGGCATCCACGAAACCGCCAAGGATATTTTCGAGGATCAGGTTGCCAGCACCGGCATCGCGACCGGACCCTGCATGCTGATCCGGCGCGCCGCGCTGGAAACGATCGGATTTCCCGATTTCCGCATCGGCAACACGGAAATGGCGATCATCGAATGGAGCGGCATGGCGGCGGCGCGCGGATTCGAAAATGTGATTCGGTTCGATTTCTATCTCTATTCGAAGGAACCGCGCGGCACGCCGGCGACGCTGGCCAATGAAATCGCGCTGCGCATGGGCTTGCGGTGGCCACCGGGCAAGGCCGATCAGCCCGCCATTACGCAGGCGCGCCAGGAACTCGAACTCGCGTTTCACCGATTGCGGTACCGCGGATTGCCGGAACAGCGGCATCGGACCGAATATCCGCTATGGGCCGCGATCTTCGATACGCCGGGCCCGCGCGATCTCGCGGCCATCGAAAAATGGAAAGCGCTGGCCGGCATGCCGACCATGACGATCGCGCACGATCGCGCCGAGCTCCAGGCCGCGATCGATGCCAATATCGATTGGATCGTGTGCGCGGCCGCCACCACCGAAATCGACGACTTCTTCAGCATCTATGTCACGGAGCTGGAAAAGAATCTCGCCGTCAAGCTGATCTATAGCGATCACGATATCCTCAACGAAAAGGGCCTGCGTGGCGATCATCATTTCAAGCCCGACTTCGATCACCATTATTTCCTCGGCCTGGATTACGTGACGCCGCTGATGGCGATCGAAGGCCTGCTGGCATCGCGGTTGCTGCCGGCGTGCGCCGCCGATACCGACAGCGATGTGCTGTTTTACGAATTGGCGCTGCGCACGATCGAAACCTGTGGCCGCGACAGTATCGGTCACGTGCAGCGGATTTGCGCGCATCTGGCGCCGGTCGATCCCGCCGTGTTGCGCGCGAACGCGCCTAAGAAAGCCGCGCTCGCCGATGCGCATGCCAAGCGATATGGCATGCCGGTCAATGTCTGCCAGCATCCGGTGATTCACGACTGCCACGAAGTCCAATATGTCGGTGGCTATCGCGAAGAGCCGAAAGTCACGATTATCATTCCGACCAAGAATCGCGTCGAAATGCTGATGCCGTGCCTCAACACGCTGCTGAGCATGACGACATACAAGAATTTCGACGTGCTGATCGTCGACAACGGCAGCGACAATCCGGAAATGCTCAGCTACCTGGATTCGTTGACCGACAAGCGGATCGAGATCCTGGTATGGGCCGAGCCCTATAATTGGTCGAAACTCAACAATTTCGCGGTGAGCCAGACCGACAGCGAAATTCTGTGTTTCCTCAATGACGACACGCGGATCCTGGCGCCGATCTGGCTCAGCGAGATGGTGGCGGCAACCTACGCGCCAGGCGCCGGCGCGATTGGCGCCAAACTGCTCTATCCGCATGGCGCCATCCAGCACATCGGCGTGATTTCGCACCGCGGCAACAATGGCCACCTGCACAAAGGCCTGCCGGCGCATTTGCCGGGCTATCACGGGCTGGCGATGCTGTCGCACGAAAATTCGTGCGTCACCGGCGCCTGCATGGTGGTGCGGCGGCAGCTTTTCGATGAAGTCGGCGGATTCCCGGAATATCTGTCACACAATTACAACGACGTCGCGTTCTGCCTCGAACTGCGCCGGCGAAACTATTTCAATATCGTCGCCTGTCGCGCGCAGCTTCAGCACTTCGAAGGCGTGACGCGTACCAAGTCCAACAGCGAAGAGGGCATGCGGCTCTTGCGCGACGAAGGCACCATCATCGGCGAACGCTATCCCGATATCGATCGCTACTGGAATTCGAACCTGGTGATCTACCTGCTTCAGGGCGGCATGGTGGTGGCGGGCCTCAACATGGATCATTTTGTCTGGCCGCCGTTGCCTTGGCCCTGGCGCGACCAGGATTGGCCGTTCCAGCGGATTCTGATGCTCGGACCGGACCGCTCCATGTTCGACGAATGGCGCGATGGCGACGCGATCTATGAGTTGGAGGTCACCGGATTCAAGGCGCGGTTCGCCAAGCCGCCGCTCGAAAACACGCTGCCGTTCGATATCCGCAATCCGAAAGCGGCGGTGCCGTCGATCGCGCTGATGGGCATCGATAAGATCGTCGTGACCGAGCTCGGCGAAGCGCCGCCGGCGATGCTCGGGTTCCTGGTGCGGCTCGGCGTGCCGGTGGAATACCGGCCGATCAATGCCGAATCGGTATGCGCGCGCCGCGACCTCATGCAAAACGGCCGATCCTGCGATCAGGGCTATCGCAAGGGCGCCTGCCAGATGTGTCTCGACACGTTCGGCAGCAGCCATGGCCATATCGCGGTCATGAGCTGGCTCGCGGAATGGATGCGCTTCTTCAACGAAGACATTGTCTCGGTTGACTTGAACGGAATCGAAAGTTCGGATTATATCGATGCCATCGATGCGGTATATCGCGGCAATGGCATCGCGCTGCCGGTGGGGAGATCGGAACCAAGTGGTACAGCGTAGCGCCCTGGCGCACAGCGACTATTCGGCTGTCGATCCGGATTGCTCATGCCTGGTGTGCGTCGATTGGCGCGCCAAGTTCGAAGTAATCAAGCAGGCGAAGCGACGCGTTTCCGGGCATGCGCGCAATTGTTATTGCGCCGACTGCAAGACGATGCGCATCGCGCAGGGAAAATATCGCGCGGCCGACAGTAAGCGCGAACTCTATTGCGAATTTTCATTCCATGCCGCGGAATGCCATGATGGGATTCAGCGCATGGCATGGCTACTGGACCGCGTGATCCTGTCGCAAGACTATAGCGACAATTGGTGGAATTCGATTTCGCCGCAAATCAGCGTCGACCACTGGATCAATCTCTACGAGGAAATTTTCGCGAAAGGCGCCGAGCTTCAAGGATCCCGGAAACTTGGCGATCTCATGCTGGGCCGGAAGAAAAAAGAACACCCGATCATCTATTCCAGCGAAGAGAAAAAAGAGGCACTGGATCTGTATAACAATCAACACTGGACGCAAAAACAGATCGCCGATTATTTTGGGTGTCATTTCAATACAGTCGGAAGCTGGTTTTCCAAGTCGCGGCAAACCGCAACACTTGCCGTAAGCGGATTCGCGACCGCGTGATATAGGGGGTTGCCGCCGTTTGGCGGTATGCTTGCCGCGCAGGGGAGCGGCTGTGATCCGAACATCGTGGGCAAAGGGACGACTTACCATCATCGCGGTGCTCGACGCGCCGGCGTTCGCCGCGGTGAAAGCGACCATGCCAGATCGCCGTATCGCCTATCGTATCGTCGATTTGAGCAAAGGCATGTCGGTCGAGCGGCTGGCCATGCCGCGGCCGACATCGGTCGACGTGCATTTGCTGGCCAAGGCGGCAAAACGGAATCTCTATCTGTCGCGGCCGGTGGCCAATGCCGATAAATTGATCGGCTGGGCCAAGCGGCAGGGCTTCGAGAAAACCCTGCCGCCGGCCGACATGCACGTGACGATCGTGTATAGCAAAACCGCCGTGGATTGGGATGGCCTCGGCGATTCGTTCGACGAAGTGCGCGCCAGCGGCCTACCCAAGGCGCGCAAAGTCCAGCAGCTCGGGCCGGAAGGCGCGATCGTGCTGCGGTTCCGGTGCGACGATCTCAGCCGGCGCCAACAGGAAATCCTGGACAAGGGCGCAACCTCATCCTGGCCGGATTATAAGCCGCACGTGACGATCACCTATGACCAGGGATCGGTCGACCTGGCCAAGGTCGAACCCTACCGCGGCGACATCGTTTTCGGACCGGAGCGGTTCGCCGAAATCGAAGAGGATTGGACGGCCGGCGTCGTCGAGCAAGGCGTCGACGGCAAAGGCTTTTTTGCGATCGGGCCCTATCATGTATAGCTCGGACATCACGAAGAACCCGGTGATCATCCAGTTTCCGGCGCTGATCAAGGCCAGCACGGAAGGCGAGCGCCGGCTGGTCAAGGTGGAAGCGTCGAGCGAGGCGGTGGACGCCGAAGGCGATGTCATCCTGCAAAAGGCACTGATGGATTCGGCGCCCGACTTCATCAAGAACGGGCATCTCGACCTGGAGCATTTTTCCGAAATCGGCGCGCGCATCGGCATCGTGAATCCGAGCTCCTATATCGTCGGCCGGCCGACCGAAGTGGTGGATCTTGGCAACGGCCGCACCGGCGTTACCGGCGAAATCATGCGATCGCAGGACGGATCCTTCAGTCCCGATCGATACAAATACGATGAATTCTGGCAATCGATGCAAAGCGAGCCGCCGGTGAAATGGCGCGCATCGATCTATGGGTTTCCCAAGGCGGGCATGACGGTCGACTGCTCGCAGGAAAGCTGCGGCGGCGGCGCGACGCGCTACCTGGTCAAGGGCATCGATTGGCGCAGCCTGGCCTTCACGCGCAACCCCGTGAACACCGATCTCAAGGGCTATGCCAAAATCGTCACCGCGAAAGCCTTTATCGAATTCTTGAAGGGAGCATCGCCGCTAATGCCCGGAACACTCGGTCTCAACGAAGGAATGGCGGGCATGGCGCCGGCGATGTCGCTGGCCATGCCGTTCAACCTCGATGGCGCGGTCGGCCAATATCACCGGCACATGAAGGGCGATTGCCCATTCACCAAGGGCGTCAATTCGGTCAAGGGATTCCACGATCATTTTTCGCTGTGCTGTGGCGCGCCGGCGGATCAGGCCGCGTTGTTCGCGCATGCGCTGATGTATCACCTGCTGCTCGAAAAAAAGCGCGCAATGGAGGCGTGACATGCCATGGCGCTATCCCGGCAACGTGCCCAGGCCGGCAAAGAATTGGGATAAGGAAGCCAAGAAGAAATGCACGCGCGCGGCCAACGCGGTGCTGCGCGGCGGCGGATCCGATCAGGATGCGATCCGCGCATGCATTCACGCGGCCGGCAAAACCGTGCATCCCGGCGGCAAGAGCCATGTCGCGGCGACTGTGACCCGATATAGGCGATTTTTTGATTCCGCGATAAAAGGCGGAAACATGGCTTGTTGTGAAGACTGCGCTGCTCAGGAGAAATCGATGAAGCTCGCAAGCGTGCCCGTGATCGCCAATGCGCTCAAGGTGCTCAAGGGAGCGGATCCCGGCGTGATTGCGTCGCTCGTCGATGATAGCGCGCTCGAAAAAGCGGTCGAGGCGCTGCGCTCGCAGGATCTCGAAGCCGGCGAAATCGTCACCGATCGTTGGCGCGCCGGCGAAGTTCACAAGAACCCGACCCGCGAGGAACTCAAGACCGGCCCATCCGAAGCATCGTCCGGCGGCGGCGCCGAGAAGATGGTGCGCGATTATTCGCGACCGGCCGGGCAGCACGGCATCCAGCTCGAAGCCGAGGATTTTCAGCGGATGCTGGCGCCGGTCGCCAGTTCCGTGAAGGCGCAGGGCCGCGCGCTGTCGGCATTGATCGAGCAGATGAAGGGCCATGGCACTTTCATCGCCGCGATCATCAAGGCCGCCGAAGACGACGAAGAGGAAGAGGAAGAGGATTCCGAAGTCGTCGAAATCAACGCCTCGAAGGCCAAGAAGCTGTTCGCCAAGGCGCGCGCGCAGCTCGCGTCGATCGAGGCCATCAAGGCCGAGATGGAGGACGAAGAGGACAAGGAAGAGAAGAAAAAGGCCAAGGCGCAAATCAAGGCGCTGCGTAAATCGGCCGCCAAGCTGCTCGTCAAGGCGCGGCTCCATGCCAGCGCGGCGGGCAAGGCCGGCGCGCCGCTGCGCAAATCGATCACCGACCTCATCGGCGGCGCCGACGCCATGTTGAAGGCGGACGTCAACGTCGTGCAGGAAGACGAGGAAGACGAGGAAGACGACGAGGAAAAGGCGAAGGCCGCGACCGCGACCGCCGCCACCATCGCCGCCGCGGTCCCCGCGGTTGCCGCCGCGGCCGCAACGCCGGCGGTCGCCGCGGCGGCCGGCACCGCCGAAAAGGCGGTGACCGACACCACCGGCAACCAGGCCGATCGCAAGGATCCCGCCACCGGCAATCAGGACGATGCGGCCAAGGCGCAGCAGCTCACCACGCTGCAAGAGCAGGTCAAGAAAGCGACCGATGGACTCGGCATGCTTCAGATGACCATCGGCCAGATGTTCGACGTCATGCGCAACCGGTCCGCCGGTACCGCCGCGATGCCGGCGCTGGCGAAAGCCGACCAGGAGGCGGCGGCGCTGTCGCTGCATCAGCAGATCGAGGAAATGGTCGGCAACGGCCAGCTCGACCAGGTCAATGAATTCGCGGCCAAGGACATTCTCAACCAACTGGAAGCCGCGAACAAAGGCCAGATCGATTCGACGATCGTGCGCGATCGGATCCAGAAGGCACCGACGATCATTCGCAACCTCTTCGAACCGCACGCCATGAAGTTGGCGGCGTAACCGGCTCGGACACGGGAGATATCATATGGACGGCGGCGCCTACATGCTCAGCGGTGGATCCCGGAACGAGCAAGACTTTGCCCTTCAGAAGGCAATGACGGGGATCCTGAGCGCGATTCCGCAGGATTTGCCGACCGGGTTCCGCGATCTCTTTCTCGGCATGTGCCAGCCGCCGGAGATGCGCAAGGCGGACATCCAGAACGTCCTGAAGCGGCTCGACGACATCGTCAAGCCGCTCAACGCGGTGTCGCGCGCGTTCCGCGCCAATGTGCGCGCCCGGCAATTCAAGTCGCTTCAGGAACTCGCCAAGGCCGGCGAGATCTCGAAAGCGGTGCTCGACGTCGGCACGCTGACCAACTTCGCGCAGATCACCGGCGGCCAATCGCTCGGCTACGTGTCGCTCGACACGCAGATGGCGCGCGGCACCGTGCGGCCGAATTCGTTCACGCTCTATCAGTGCTTGCCGAAAAGCGGCGCGTTCCAGGTGGTCGATTATTGGCCGTATGCGTGGGATACCGGCGGCGGACTGCCCGGCACGGCGTTCCAGGCGTTCGGCAACGTGTCGACCGGCCAGCTCAACACCAGCGCGGGCAAGTACAGCCTGTACAACATCACGCTGAAGCTGGCGGTGAACGGCCGCGCGATCACCACCGCGTTGGCGGCGCAAAACTCCTTCGTCGACATCACGGCGCAGGAAAACATCAATGCCGCGCTGACCGTGCTCGAATCGGTCAATTGGGCGACCTATTACGGCAACCCGGCGCTGTACGCCAATCAGACGCAAGGCATTCTCGGCGTATTGCCGACCGCCAATATCTTCGATTTTTACGAATTCCAGCAGGCGACGGCATCGCATGGCTGGTCGGCGTCGCAGACGCTCTTCAACCTGATCTACGAGGCGGCCGCGCAGATCACCAGCTACCGCCAGTTCGGCCGGATCACGCACGCGTTCATGTCGCCGATCACCGCCGGTTCGCTGCAAAGCCTGGTCACCACCGTCCTGAACAATATCGTCAGCATCATCACGCCGTCCCAAGAGCGGCTGACCGGCATTGTCGTCGACGGCGATCTCCAGGGCATGCGCACCCGGTTCGGCGAGATCCAGTTCCCGATCGACCTCTACATCGATGCGCGGCTGAAGCCCGCCCAGGCCATTATCTATGAGGATGGCAGCAACGCGGCGTTCCTCGCGAACCCGACGCGGCCGACCGCCGTGACCGTGGCGGCCACCGGCGTCGCCGCCGGCAGCGAATGGGATGCGACCTATACCGCCGGCAGCGGCATCTATTCCTACGCCGCGGCCGCGTGCGATGCGTCGATGAACGAATCGTACCTGACCTACATGACCGGCCTGTCGATTTCGGGCGTGGCCGTTGGCGGCGCCTATATCGTCACCGTCGAGCCCGCCGAAGCCACCGACAATTCGTTCCGCATCTATCGGTCGGGCCTCGGCTATGTGCCGACATCGAGCGGCGCGGCCAACCCGGCATCGTACCGCTACATCGGCACCGTGGCCGCGAATGCCGGCTCGAACGTCACTTTCACCGATCTCAACACGGTGAAACCGGGCGGCGAGACGCTGTTCCTGCTCGATCTCGACGAGAATGACGCGGCGCTCGATTTCCGCTATCTATTGCCGCTGACCAAGATCGACCTGTTCGCGCAGAACCTCTTCATGCCGTGGGCGGTCGCGATGATCGGATCGGTGCGCGTCAAGATTCCGAAATTCCATGGCGCCATTCTCAACTTCATCCCGGACAATCCGGACTTCAATCCGTTGCAGCCGAATCCAAACGCGTCCTGACCGGAAAACAGGCGCGCAAACTTCATGGCCGTCCCTCGGGACGGCCATGTTTTTTTGGGTCGCATATAGGGTATCGCGGCGCCGCGCGGTAAGATGGCGCCGGATTGAAGGGAGCTGCGCCGATGATCATGCACGCCATTCTCAGGGCCGGATCCGAAATCGACCGCATGTGGCGCCGACAGGGCCGGCAGGCCGGCGCCATCGGCGGCGTGCTGTTCCGGCGCCGCGGCAAGGTTTTCGTCGCCGCCGATCTCGAACCGCATCAACTCGCCGCGGTCGGATCGCATCCGCAGGTGACCATTGAAACCATGGGCACCGCGCCGGCGCCGGCCGCGATCGCCGCGACCAAATTGGATTCCAAATCGGCATCGCTGGAATCCACCAGCCCGCCACCGCCACCGCCGCCGCCACCGAAATCCGTGAGCCCGCCATCGCCGCCGCCGCCGATGGCCAGCGCGGCGCCGGCACGCGCCGGCGACGTCGCCCAGCATGAAGATGCGGCCCAGCATGAAGCCGAGGCACATACCGAGCGGTAAATGCCGAACGACACTGCCTTTGGACAGGGCAATACCCCGTTCATTCCGACGCAAGCCTTGTGGCTGTGGACCACGCCGACGTCCGGCGCGCCGATTCCGAGCGTATCGGGCTATCCGCAGGGCAATGGCGTCTACACCAACACCAAGACCGGCTTGCAGGCGACCGATCTTCAGAATTTCGTCGGCGTGCCGCTCTATTATTACGGCAATCCGCCGGTGCCGGTCGACCCGAGCACCATTCTCGGCTGGATCCGCGACGCCGAAGACACCGTCGAGCAAGACACCAGCATCCTGCTGTGCCAGACCTGGGTCGCGTCGCCGCCGACGCCGACGCCCGAGAGCACCAATGCGGTCGGGCTGCTGGTATCGAGCGGTTCGGGCGGCTATCAGAATCAGGGTATCGATTACGACCTGCCCGATGCCGCCTACGATTTCATGTTTTCGCGCGCGCAAGACGAAGGCTGGATGTACCTGACGCTGCGCTATCGGCCGGTGCAGAGTTTCAGCTACGATCCCTTGAACTATACCGCGATCAAGAACACGGCCTTCATCTATCCGCTGCTCAATACTTACTTCCGGATGCCGCGGACCTGGAACGTGGAGGATCGCGATTTCGGATTGGTGCGCTATGTGCCCGCCGCCAATGTCCAGATGTTGCCGCTGTTCGCGATGCAGCTCGCGTTCATGGGCTTCGCCGAGAACGTGCCGGGCGCGATATGGCTGCAATACACGGCGGGCCTGACGCCGTTCGATTACAACAATCGATTTTCGTTCATGAAGCAGCTTGTGCTTGCGGAAGCGGCGACGATCGCGCTGTCGTCGATCCAGGGCACGATCAATCTCGGCACCGCGGCGATGACGACGCAGGTCGACGGCCTGTTGCAGCGCCGCGAATTCGATAAACTTGGCGCCTATGCCGGCCTGATCAATAATTTCCAAAAAATGCGCGATCGCTTGATGGACCGCGCGAAGAACATGGTGGCCGGTCCTGTGATCAATATGGTGTGACCATGAGCGGCCCGCCAACCCCAAGCGATTTCGTTCCGTATCTTCCGCCGATCGATCCCTATGTGCTGCCAACGGCGCCGTTCGATCAATTGATCACCGCCTATGGCATCACGCTGCTTTGGAGCAAATCGCACACCTGCCCCTGCCTGTTCGGCGGTCCGGTGGAAGGTTCGCCGGATCCGGCATGCGAGACATGTTTCGGCCGCGGCTTCTATTGGGATCTGCCGGCCGCGCCGTTTATCGGGCTGATCACATGGGCGCATTTCGCGCCGGCGCCGGATGAACCTGGCGCGCTGATGGATACGCATCGCGGCCTGATCCAGCATGCCACGCCGACGCTGACGATTCCATCGATTGCCGGCGATGTCTATGGCGAGGCGAATCTGTACGACGCTTTTACCGAAGTGAACGCGCTCGAACGGTTCAACGCGCAGCTCGAATATCCCTATCGCATGTCGGTGCCCTACCAGCAAAGCGTGACGATCGCGCCGAGCGGCGCCGTGACCATGTACGATCCGGTGAACAAGATCGTGGTGCCGGTGCTGGGCTATACCGTGTCCGGCGTGTCGATCACGGTATCCGGCGGCATCGTCAGCGGCACATCGCTAATCGTCGATTTCACCGCGGCGCCGACCTATGTCGCGTTTCGGCGCGTCGGCGGCATGACGCACATGCGGCCCTTCGGCAATCTCGACGAGCCGCGCCGATTCATGCTGCAAACGCTCGATCTGTGGACGCGCGCGCGATTCCCAGGCGATCCGCCGACCGGCTTATAACTGCCTTGATTGGGAGATATATCGATGAAACAGGTGATTTTATTTTTCCTTCTTATTGCATTGATTTTGAATTTTTATGCGGATCGCGAGTCGATCGCGCAGGAAGCTGCAACTTGTCAATATAATTCCAGTTCGATTATTATTTTGCCTGGAAAATCAGCACCGCTTCAATGCGACAAGAATGGAAATCTATTGGGGGTTAGCGAATGAAAAAGTTTACAGCAATAGCCATTATTTGCTTAGGGATACATTCACTGATAAGTATCTCACAACAAGCAAAAGCGGCCATTCTTTGTCAATATAACGAAAACCCAATCCTTCTGCTACCTGGTCAAACTGCGCCACTACAATGTGACGCCAATGGCAATTTGAAATTAAATATTACCGGTGAAGGCAGTGGTGACACTATCACGTCACCGAATAGTACGCTTACAGTTAGCGGCACAACAATCAATACCGAATTGGATATCAATCTTACCAACCCAAACACTTGGAGCGGTTTGCAAACCTTTAATACGATTACCGTAAACGGGGAAATTACCGCACAAGACATGCCGGGTGTCGGGATCTCCGATACTCAAGCCTATATGCGCTACAGCGAGGCGGGGGGGCTCAATACCAATACGTGGCTGAATGCGCCGTTGGATTTCGACCTGACCAACCTCTCGAATTACGTCAAGAGAGGCATCACGATGAACGTCAGGACGGTCCCAACCGTCGTGACGATCTCGATAGCATCTCCCGGTGTTGTGACGTGGGCCAACCACGGGCTTGCCGCGAATGCCGAGGTGCAGTTCTACACCACTGGCGCCCTCCCGACCGGCTTGGCGACCGGAACGAATTATTATGTGGTCGGATCGTCGATCACGACAAATACCTTTGAGATCTCTACGACCCCGAGCGGCTCGGCCGTCAACACGACGGGATCACAAACCGGCACGCAAAGCGCCATCGGCCTGATCAACACTGGTGGCATCGCCATCTCGCTCTACACGCCGCCCGACAATGGTGGGGATACAAGCGGCATTTGGATCAATCAGGAGGGCGGCGGGAACGCTCTCTCGGTCTTCAATTTGTGCGGCAGCACGCCTGCGGGGTATGTGCCCTACTGTGCAAACGGTCACGCGATTGAGGCAACAGTCGACGGCACCAAAAACGCAGTGGTCGTCTCCGTCAACGACGGCGTGGCCTACATCGCAAATGTCACCGGAACGGCGGGCGGCGCCGGATTCTATGCCTATCCCGCAGACGATACCGACTATACGACCAATCGGGCCTTCCGGGTTTCCAACGCCGAAAATTCCGCCGAGGAATTTTTTGTCACGATGGCTGGCGAGGGCTTCTTCAATCAAGAAGTCCTGACGCGCGAATTGCTGTTGCAGGGCAATATTTCGTCCGCCGCGTGGGGTTCGGCGGGACTACAGTTTCAAGGCGCCGCCGCGACCCTGACGGACACGAGTTCGAGCGGAACGGTCGCCACGAATTTTGACTATGTGATGACGGCGCCGACGCTCGTCGCCAGCAGCCCCACCACTTACAATGATGCGGATACCGTGGTGATCACCGGGCCGCCGGTGGCAGGCATGAATGTAACCATCGGGACCGCACGCGCGTTGAAGGTTTCTAGCGGCACCACCTTGCTTCAAGGTGGTGCGATCATTACCGGAGGCACTGTCAACCTTGATCCATCCAATTTTAATGTTCTGATTTCGCCGACCGGCACCGGCACCGTGACGATCAATCCCGCCACAATGGGCACGATGAACAACATGGCGGCTGGCGGTTCGCCCCCGACGCCGACCGGCACTTGTCCCATCAACACCCAAGTTGGCGGCAATACTACCGGCTCTTTCCAAGCTAATGGAGCGTGTGCGGCGGGGACAGTCATACTCACTTTCTCCGCGACCGCTCCCCATGGTTGGTATTGCGAAGCGAACGATCTGACGACCATGGCAGATGCGATGAAGCAATCGGCCTACTCGACCACTTCCTGCACCTTCACCGGCACCATGGCATCCGCCGACCTCGTGACCTTCAATGCGCGGGCATTCTGACAAAATGTCGAACAGCGATTTCGGCAATTTCAGATTCGGTTCGTCGCCATTTTTTCACGGATCAAATCATGGTTATGATAAATCAAATATTAGACGACAAAAATAGCTGCTGAATGCCACTACCAGAGCTCAACGTCTATACCGACCTATCGCATGATTCGCTGACCCGCGTCGGGCTTGAAATCTTCCGCATGTGGGTCGATTTCGCGATGGGCGGCTTGGAAATCAATGGCAAGCGCATCGCGCATCCGACCGGCCGCTATGCATCGGCGATCCGGATCGACTCGAAAGGACCGGGCCATGTCGCGGTCATCGTCGACGAATGGCGCGCGCCGGAAGCCGCGATAATCGAATCGGGCCATGGCGCGATCGATATGAAGCGCTATCTCGAACCGGGCCGCGTCTATCCCATGCACCGCGGGGGCGCCGGTCCGTTCGGCGGGGGTGGTGGCGCGCCGCGGTTCGACCGGTCGACGCGCGCGCTGCGCAATAACATCTGGGCGCAAATTCGCGGCACCGGTTTCAGCGGATTTGCGGCGACACCCAAAGCCGGCGAGGCGCGGCCGATGTCGGGCTGGATCATTCCGCCGATGGCGGCCTATGCGCCAGCCGAGTATTTTTCCAACCTGATGCGCAAAACATGGGGCATTTGAATGCCTAGAATTTCCGGCACCGTGGTACCGACCGGCGGTGCCATCACGCTATCGATTGATACCGCGCCGAGCGGCACCGTGACGCTGGAACGCGCGGTGTCCGGCAGCAGCGGGCTCGGCGCGTTCACCATATTGTACAGCGCGGACGTAACGGATCCGTTACGCCTCTATCTCGACACCGGCGACGGCCTGCCCGAACCGCTCGATCCGACGCAGCTTTACGTCTACCAGCTCACCGACGTCGACGGCACCGTGCAGACGCCGGCGATTCAACCCGTGGCGGCGCTGACGCTGCTGCCGTCGCCGCTGACCGAAATCCTGATCCGGCTGTTGCAGGCCGGCATCAATTCCATGGTGCCGAATCCCGCCGGCGTGCGCCGCGCCAAGGTGCTGTCGTCGATGCCGCTGGGCGGCTTGCCGCCGATGCCGTTCGTCACCGTCAATCTGGACCTCGAACAACAGGATCAGATTCCGATCGGGCAGGATGTTGCCAATTACAACGCCAAGAACGAATGGGTGATGACGGGATTCGCCAAAAGAATCTGGCGCGTTTCCGTGCTGGCCGATAGTGTTGTCGAGCGCGATTTCTACAAAAACGCGGTTATCGGCATTTTCAATGCTGTGCTGCCGTCGACATTCGCGCAAATCGGGCTTGACGTTACCCATCGCTACCAGGCATCGACCGGCCAGGTTTCCAACGAGCCGGCGCAAAACCTTCCGGGCTTCTGGTTTGCCGAAATCATGATCGAGCTGACCGGCACGATGAACCTGATCATCACCGGCAGCTATGGCGTGATCAGCACCATCACCATGGCGGCCACCGTGTGCGGCGCGCCGAGCGGCGTGCCCGCGGCCGAGATTCAGGTCGAGGTGCCGATCGCCGGCTGACTGTGCGGCGATATAGGTGGATTTCCCGCTTGGGCTTAGGATGCGCGCCGACGCCGAAGAGGGAATATCATGCCGAATCCATTCCCACGAGTCGTGCCGAAACGGCCGCCTGTCAAAGCGAGCGTGCGGGCCGCGATCCGCGGCCCGCTCAAATCGCCGCAGGCGCCGCGCGGGCCGGAACTGATCATGACCCTCTCGACCTTCGCCACGCATTTGCGCGCCACCAAAGACGAGGTCTATCTCAGCCTGTTGCGCCAGAATCATGTTGGCGGCCGCACCTTCTCGCAATGGATGGCGCTGATCGACGGCTATCGCCGGCAGCCGGCCTATAGCAGGGGTTAATCCATGCCCAACATGAACGTCCAGTTCGAGGGCCAGACCCTTGTCATTCCGGGCGCCTATTACGCGGACAACGTCAGCGCGGTGCTGCAAGCGCAGCCGCCGACCAGTCCGCCGCTGATTTTCATCGGTTATGGCTATGGCACCAAGCCGCAAACCGCGAACACCTATATCGATCCGAACGATTTGCTGGCGGCAATTCGCGGCGGCCCATGTTCGGGCTTCGTGCCGTTCCTGACCAATCCATCGCCGAACCTCAACGGCGCGCAGCAGATCACGTTCATCAATGTCGGCGAGAACACGCAATCGGCGCTGGAGCTCTACGCCGGCGCGACCGGCGCCACGTCGGGCGTCGCGAGCCTGATTTCGGCCGATTATGGATTGCCGTCCAACCTGCTTCAGATCCAGGTGCAGGCGGGCTCGACCGCCGGCGTGTTCATCACGCTGTACGATGCCTATTCCAACATCGCGCAGCAGGGCGACGATCTCGGCGTGCCGTTCCTGCTCGCGTATCTCGGTGCGGCAAGTGCCGTCGCTTACACCGTCGCCTATTCGGGCGGTGTTGCCACCAGCTTCAATGTGTCGAGTTCGACGTCCGGCGAATCGGTCACCATTCCGCTCAGCTCGGCCGAGTACGGCACCGTGCAGGCCGTCGTCGAATATTTGAACGGCACCGGTTTGTATTCGGCGATTCCGCTCAGTTCGACCAACGGCCAATTGCCGGCCGCGATGCTGGACAACGTGACCAGCGGCATCGCGTTGCCCGTGCCGGTCATGGGCCAACCGCAATATGTCGACGTTACCGCGTCGATGCTCGATCCGGTTTACTGGATCAACAATTTCGCGTTGGGCCAGAACGGCAATCCGATGGCGATCGCCACCGCCACCAGCGGCGTCGTGCCGATCGCGGCGCTGCTGCCCAATGTCATTCCGTTCACTTCGTTTTCGGGCGCGGTCAGCGTGCCGCCGGTACTCGACGATTACGCCAACGCATTCAATCTGGCGCTGACGCTGCCGGCCTGGTCGGTGTTCGCGGACAGCAACAGCTCGGGCGTGATCGCGCTGGGCACCCAGCACGCCTTGACCGCGAGCGAAACCGTCAATGCCAAATGGCGCCGGTTCTTCACCGGATCGAGCCAAGGCGCCTCGATTTCGACCGCCGTCACCACCGCGCAGGCACAGGCCTCGTCGCGTACCACGTTTGCCTATCCCGGCATCTATGCCAACGATCCGACCACCGGCGTCAACACGCTGTTCGAAGGCCTCTATGTCGCGGCGATGGCGGCCGGCATGGCCACCGGCAATCCGGCGAACATGCCGCTGACCAACAAGCAGGTCACCGGCACCGGCGTCGAGCTGTCGCTTGGCGTCGACCAAATCAACGAGCTTCAGCAAGCCGGCGTGATGCCGATCTATATTCCGAGCAACACGCCCGGCATTCCGACGATCGCATCGGACTTCACCACCTGGCAGAACGACGCCAATCCGGCCAACGTGTTCAACCAGCAGATCGCGTGCCGCGATTTCACCGCCTATACGCTGGTCAATGCGATTCAGCCCTACGCCGGCGGCATCGCGGCGCCGAACGGCGAAGTCAACATCCTGCGCGCCGCGCAGAAAGCGCTCAATGCGCTGGTCTATACCGGCACCGGCCTCGGCGTGCTGGCGTCCTGGGATTCGAGCACGCTGCAAATCGTCTATACCGGCATCAATCAGACGGCGGCGCTATCGGTCAATATCACGCTGGTCGGTCAGAACCGCTTCATCACCATCTTCGTGCCGATCCAGCCGCTCAATTTTACGACCACGCTCACCAATACCGGCACGGCGATCGCGGCCTAACAGGAGTTTTGAGCGATGCCAGGTTTCAACGCCAAGCAACTCCAATACAACGCGCGGAATGCGAATTCCGTCGCGATGTATATTGGCGATATTGCCGTCGCGTTCGCGCAAACCGTCAATCACAGCTTCGGCTACACCACGACGGGCATCTATGGCGTCGGTTCCGCGAAGCCGCAGGAAATCCAGCAGCTCCGCGTCGGTCCGACCATCACGCTCAACGAATTCGCGCTAACGCAGGCCGGCGAGGCCCTGATTACCGGCGGCGCCAGTCTCGCCGCATTGCTGTCGAACAATTCGTTCGATATCGCGGTGATCGATGGATTGGCGCAGGAAGTTTTATTTTCCTATATCGGCTGCGTATCGTCGAGTTTCGACGAAAACATTCCCGCCAACCAGCCGGTGTCGGATGCGCTGACATTCTTGGCCATGGACGTGCTTGACCAGGACGGAAATTCCCTCTTGAATATCCCAGGCGCCTTCCAATTGCCGTCGACCACGGCGGTCGCCGGAAACGGCCTCGGCCTCAATATCGCGGCTTCGGCGTCGCTATAGCGCCTGGTAGGGGGAATGGTTCTTGGCTGAAACCGACGTTCTCAAGACGCATCTTTCGGTCAAACTGGCGCGCTATAAAGACGACGAATTCATCTTTCGAATTCCATCGATCGCCGATGACATCAAGCTCGGCCTGCGGATGCGCGATATCCGCATTCGCATTGATCCGACCGTTTCCATCTCGGAAGTCGGCATCGATTTTGGCACGTCGGAAATGCTCCGCGCGTGCGCGGCGTTCGAGATCCTGCTCGAAAAAACGTCGGCAAGCTGGGTATATCAACCGGGCGCGACCGGTCCGACGATCGATTCGACAAAATTTTCAACGGATAGGACGGAAGAGGTCATGGAGGTCTATTACGACTTCCAGACCCAACTTGCCACCTTTCGGAGGAACCGGTTTCCCTATCCAAAACCGCCTACTGATCAAGCTGTGGCAGGTAGCGGAGATTCAGGGACACAGGAACCCGTTCAAGGCTGAGCTGCTCGATCTCAGCGAAACGCATCTCGATTTCATTCTTGAGATGTGGGTGAAGGACGATCCGAAGCGCGGCACCTTCTCCCGCGGCGGCGATAAACCAAAAAACGCGATGGAACAACGGGCAGCGCTGGAACATCGGCTGATCGGCAAAGCGCATGAGAATTTCATGGCGCCATTCAAAATCAGCGAAAAGACGCGCGCGCGATTGGCGCAGATGAAGACGGATTTTGCCCAGCTCAAACGCAAGGCTAGAACGCCGAAAGGATGATGCGCCATGCCGGTTATCAATATGTGGGGACGCGGCAACGTACCCGCGACGACTAGCGGCGGCGATCCGTGGCGTAATGCTTATCAGAACGGACAACAAGCCCAATTCACCGGAAATATCGGTCGCGCGGTACTGTTCATCAATCAGGCCGTCATCCATGTCGCGCAAGCCAATGTCACGCTGAATGCCACCGGATCCGGCAACGTTCCCGGTGGCCCCGGTGGCCCCGGTGGACCTGGACCGGGCGGCGGCGGTGGCGGCGGTGGTGGCGGTGGCATGCGTGGCCGCGCGCTATCGTTCCTTGCTGGCGCCGGGAGTGCTGGCGGGATGATAAGCGGCGCCATGGGCATGATGGCGCCGGAATTGCTCGCGATCCTAGGCCTCGGCACCGCGACCTTCATGCCGCAAACGATCATGTCGCAATTTTGGAAAATGGCGACAGGCCCAGCGCAGCGATTCACCGGCTTCGCCGGCAGCGCCTATGAAGTGGCGCGTGCTGGTGGCTATGGCGCCGATTCATTCATGCGGCAATTCTATACGCTCGGAAATCCGCATGGCGGCATGGATATCCCCGGTTGGATGCTCAAATATAATGTTTCACCGGAAGAGGCGATCCGAAATCTTGGGAGTGTCGGCGTGCTTCCGGAAGCGCGCGCGCGCGGCATCAATCGATATGCGAGCCCCGACCGCGCCGCTCGCGCGGTATCGCTCGCAATGCGATCGGAAGGCTTCGCCAATCTGCCGGACGGGACTGCCGGCAATGTCACGCGCGAAGCCCTCGGTCGCGGCTTCATTCAACCGACCGGCGCCGGCATTGAACAATATTTGACGCGAATCAATGCCGCATTGGTACAAGCGCAAGCGGAAGGGCTCGATAAATCAAAGGTACTGAATTCCATGCTCGATGCGATGGAAACCGTCGCGCGCATGGGCGGTCCGCAAGGCGGCAGCAGTTGGATGATGAATTTCCTCCTGCAAACCGGCCGCATCGGCACACCGCAAGCGATGACCGGTGAATTGGGCGCCAACATCGCAACATCGGCGGCCGCGAATTTCGGCAATATCATGAGCAATCCCACGGCACTGCTCATGGCCGGCCCGCTGATGCGGCAATTCAACGGTTTTCGATCGAAGGGTGATATCGAGGCATTGATTGGTGGCAAGCCAGACAAGGTCGAGCAAAGTTATTGGAACGAACAGATCGGCATGATTCAGACGGAATTCCGGCTGGGTCATACCGGTAACGCGATCGATTTGCTGTTCAAGCTAGGCCGCGGTTCGCCGCAGTTGTTGCAGACCGTGCAAAATATCGCGGGATCGATTCTGCCGGGATTGTCGCCGGGTATTCGCGCGCGCGTTCTGGCGCAGATGGGATTCGGCGATACCAGCACTTCGTCGATGGATCAAGCGCTCGCGCTCATGCATACCGGCGGTCCGCTCGCCGGCGCCGCGGGTGGAGCATCCAGCAGCGATCTTTTTCACGCCATGGAGCGAACGGAAAGCGGCGGCAATCAATTCGACACCAAAGGCCACACATTGACGTCGTCGAAGGGAGCCTTCGGCGTCATGCAAATTACCGAGGGCGCGATCAAGGATATCGAACGCGCGACGGGTGCGCCGGTCGATCGCCAGCTTGCGCGGACCGATGCCGCCTATAATCGAAAGCTCGGCCAATTCTATATGAATATGCTGCTGAAACGATATAACGGCGACACGACGCTTGCTCTAACTGCCTATAATGCCGGCATGGGGCGGCTCGAAGGCTATCGCGACAAAAGCGGCATTTATCATCGGGGCTGGCTGAAGACGATTGGCGATCCGCGCACCGGCCAACTCAGCGATGCCGCTTTCGCGGCCGCCATTCCGATCGGCGAAACCCATAATTACGTCGCGACGATCAGGCAGCATGCCGGCGCCGCCGCGCTTGAGCATACGGGCAATGTTCCCTTGGGCGGCGGCGATCAGCCTTGGTTCAATCCGGCGTTGTCGAGCGCGTCGCAAATGGAAATGGCTGGATCGGAACGTGCCGCGAATGTTTTTTTGCCGGCCGTAAAATATGCCAGCGATACCATTACCCAAATGATCGACGGCGCGCGCGCGATGAAACAGGGATTCGACGGCATGATAAGGGCGATTGAACAGGCATCCGCTCGCAGCGGTCCGCGCATGTCCCCCTGGGTCAGGCATCCGCAGCAATCGACCCGTGTCACCGGCGCGCCGCCGCAATGAGCGTCGCGGAAGGCATGTTTTCACCCGTCGCGATGCCGCTTTGCACGGTCGATATCTATCCGTTCGAAGGCGGCACCTACACATTGCAAGGGGCACAGATTCTCGAATGCATAACGCGCAAAAACATCGGCGAAACTTGCGGTGAATTTTCGATCGAGCTGGTTCCCGGCGGCCCTGCCGGCGTCGATAGCGTGCCATCATGGACCGAAATAATCACGCCGCGTTCGCTCGCCATCATCGCGATGGCGCGCATGGGCGAGATCGCCGTTTCCATGGTCGGCATTGTCACCAAGATTTACGAAAGCCAAGCATGGGAAAGCGAAGGACCGGTCACTCGATCGATCACGGTGACCGGAAAGGATTTCGGCAGTTTCTTCGAATCGTTTTCGTTCTATGCGCTCTGGTATCTATCGATCTTCGGTGGCGCCGCGACGCTGCCGCCAGCCAGCGGCGCCGGCACATGGCCCTATCAATCGTCGCTGGCCTATTTGGCTGGGCCGCCCGATCAGATTGCAAGTGCTTGGTATAACAATGTGATGGCCGGCACGTCCGGTATCCTGTCGCAAACCTATGTCCCGTATCAGGATAGTCGCGTGCCGTTCGGCACCGCGATGGGCACCTATTTTCAACCCTACCCATCGTCCGTTTACCAAATTCCCGACGCCGATGTATTCATCGGCAGCGAAGGACCATGGATTAAAAAATTCCACGATATTCTGCCATTCCCCTGGTACGAGGTTTTCATTATTAGCGCGCCCGCTAGCCTTTATCCCGGCGCCACCGCGGGCTATCAATTTTCATCGGCAGAATTAGGCAGCGCGGCGAGCGCGGGCCCGATGCTGATCTGTCGCGTCAACCCGCAGCCGCGACTTACCAACAGTTCGGACGGTGGCGGCAACGGCGCGCCGCTCGATGGCATCGACGCATCATTATGGAACGCATTGCCGCTGTTCTATGTCGATAGCCCCGCGCCGGCGAGTCTGTTTCCGTTCCTCGAAAGCGGCATCAATTTCACCGAAGAGCAAGTTGTCAATGTCTTCACGGTGAACGCGACGCCAGCGACCGCGCTCTATGGCGGCAATGCTCAGGGCGGCGGCAATGGCGGTATCGCGCCGCTCTTGATCAGCAACGGCATGGCTGGCGACATCGCGTCGATTCATCGTTATGGCTATCGGCCGGCGAACGGCACCGTGTCTTGGTTCAACGATCCGAGCGGTACCCAGCAACAGCCGCTCGGTCAGATTGTCGCCGATCTGCTCGGTCAATTCTCGGCCTATTATGAACCGGTCGCGATCATGGCGCGCGGCGTACAGATGTTGCCGCTGCGTCCAGATATTTTTCCTGGCTGTCGGTTTCGCTGCCAACCCTTCAAGAATGAACCGACCTATGATTTCTATATCGACGAAGTAAAAAACCATTGGGTTTTCGGCGGTCCGTCGAGTACCGAGATCAGCCTATCGCGCGGCCTTCCGACAACGGTTTATGCCGATACTTCGATCGGCGGCATGCTGATGAATGCGCTGAAAGGAAATATGATGCGGCAGGAAGGGAAGTACGTCGTCGGCAATCCGACCAGCGGCACCACGCTTCAGGGCATCAGCTATTCTAATTTTGCGTCGTGGCTGGCTCTCTCGGCGCAGATATATGCGACACCCCAAATGACTGGCGCGTCAGGCGCAATCCCTTGAAGATCTCGATGTTGTAATACATCGGGTCGGCGAAATCCGGCCATTCGTCAAGCCGCGCGCACAATTCGTCGACGATCGATTCGACCGATCCGGTTGGCACGAAATCGAGCGCGTCTTTCGCGCGCAGGCCGGATGCGCGATAGCTGCGCTTGTTCTCGATCACTGGTCGTTCGATCAGCACCGCATTGATGCCAAGCTGCGTCTTGACACGCTGTTGCACGCGCTGTGCAACATCGAACACGGTCGCGTTCTCGGTCACGATGTTGAACACGCCGCTCAGCGCCGCGCCGACTTCCACCGCCAGCAGATAGGCGCGCACCGCGTCGGTCATCGCGACGATCGGCCGCCAGATTTCACCCGGCGCGACGTGGATGGCATGCGCTCGCACCGCATCGCGGAACATGGTGTTGACGATAAGATCGAACCGCATGCGCGGGCTATAGCCCGACACCGTGCCCTTGCGCAGCGAAATCACCGAAAAATTCTCGTCGACCAATTGATGGCAGCCGCGTTCCGCCATCAGCTTGCCGATGCCGTAGGGAAACATGGTTTGGGGTTGCGACCGCTCGATGCTTTGATGGTCCGGCGCGAAGCCATAGACCGAGCACGAGCTCGCATTGATGAACCGACGCACGCCGGCGCGCTTCGCCAGGTGCGCGATGTAGCAGGGTGCCGCGGCATTCTCGATGAAGTTCATCGCCGGCGAAAAATCGGCCATCGGATCATTGGACATGCCGGCCAACCAGATCACGCAATCGAACGCACTCAGCGTATTAAGATCGAGATTCCACGCATCGTCCGCTGTTTTCCATGCCGCATCGCCGCGATCGCCGAACCAAAACGTGTCCAGCACTTCGGCATGGTGACCGGCCGCCAGCAGGATCGGCACCAATCGGCTGCCGATATAGCCGCCACCACCGATGCACAAAATTTTCTTGGGCGCGACACCCTCGATACCGGCCGACTTGTCCGATGGAGTTCCTAGTGTCATGCTTTCCCCCTGCACACCGGAGGGGAATCATGACAGAGAGCGCGGGCGCGACACAAGGGATTGTCGCGCAGGTCACGGTCGAGACTAAATTTCGCATCAAGCCGCTCGAAATTCCGGAAGTATTTTTGATCATCCCCAACCGCGTGACCTGGGATAGTCGCGGCGTATTCACCGAATTTTTTCGCGCGACCGAGCTGATGGATGCCATCCCGTCAGCGGACCCGGTCCGGTTTGTCCAAAGCAACTTCTCACGGTCGCGGCCCTATGTGCTGCGCGGTTTGCACTATCAGCACCCCCGGCCGCAAGGCAAACTGGTGCAGATCATCCAGGGCAAAATTTTCGATGTCGCGATCGACCTGCGTCGCCATTCGCCGACCTTCGGCAAGCATTGTACCGCGATTCTCGACGAAATGACGCCATGCGCCCTCTATGTGCCGCCTGGCTTCGCACACGGATTCATGACGTTCGAGCTCGGCGCCAGCGTGGTCTACATGACCACCAGCTATCACAATCCGGCCTACGATCGCGCCATTCGGTGGGATGATCCGACGCTGGACATCCGCTGGCCGATTGGACATGGTGCCAACCTCACCATGTCGGCAAAAGACCGGAATGCCGCACGGTTCGATGTCAGTCCCGCCTATGACGATGCTTAACACCTATTGCGGGATTGTTTCACAAGGAACAGGCCAAAAACAATAGGTTAGAGATTTCTGTTTCGAGGCATCGATTTCGACTACATGTTATAGTTGCGGCGCAGAACACTCACGCATGCGCCGAAACGGTTATCCGCACTCGTATTGCGGCGCCTGCCATGCGGCCAACATGCGGTCTTGGCGCCATGATTACCCGATTCCCTACAGTACGTTGAGTGAGGTCAAAAAACAGAAAATACGGGCCCGTGTCGCATCGCGACAGTTGAAAATTCGTGGTATTTTAATTCCAGAACCGTGTATTTTTTGTGGTGTGCCCAGCGAGATGCACCATCCAGATTATCATGATCATTGGCGAGTTTTCTGGGTTTGCCCGTTGCATCATCGTGCTTTGCATCGGCTATTAAATAGGATGCGGGAATTAAGGCGTCAGCCCGTGCCACAGCTATTACGGGAATCGTAGCCCATGGATATGCCGTTGCTCGCGAAGGTCCAGGTTATTGCGCACCTGCCGCAGCGCCAGCAAATGATGGTGCAGCTTATCTCGCAGGCCAATATCCCTGGCATTCCGATCTTCATCGGCTTCAATAATGCGGCGGATGCGTTGCGGGTTAGCCAAAAACCGCTACCAGGCATCGGCACATGGGGACTCGCGGCGTTTCCCTCTGGCGATCCCCGCAATGGTATCTGGCTACGTTCCTACTATCCCAGCATGCTAGACGCCATCCATACGACAGGCGACGCGACCGATCCGTTCATCGATTATGATGCACACTTCTCCGGGAACTGGCATCTCCTTGATGGAAAAGGAAATTATGCACAGCAGTTCGCTGACGGAAGTTATGCGACCTTCGGATCGGGCGCTATACTACCGACGATTTATAGACATATCGTCGAAAACAACCAACAGCAACAACAAGCCCTGACGTTCGCGCAGCGCGTGGCGACACCGCCGCCGCCATTCCAGGGCAGTTTCGTCCAGGCCGGCTCAGGACTCACGGTGCGGCTCGACAGCAGCGGCAATTTCCTGGTGTCCGGCGGCGCCATGGCCAGCATCTCGCTGGTATTCGGCCAATCGTCGCTGAAAATCGATTCCAGCGGCAATGCCACACTGGCGCTGGCAGGCGCCGACAAGTTCAACATCACCCAAGGCGGCGGCGCGCCGAACGATTTCCTGGTGCTCGCATCGAAACTGGTGGCGGCCTACAACGCGCACACCCATCCGACGCCATCCGGCGAAAGCAGTCCGCCGAGCGCGCCGATCACCGGCGCCGGCGTGGGCTCGACCATCATCGACATCAGCAATTAGGCGCTGTGATCGGTAATCCCGGATAGCCGCGATATGATCGCGCGCGATGTCGATTTTCTTTCGTCCGACGCCCAACATCGATCTTCAGGCGATGGCGCTGACCGCGTTCAGCGGCGCGCCGTTCGTGCCGGCCTGGTACGATATCGATGCCTGGTTGCTCCAGGATGGCGTGCTGATCCAAACCGGTGTGTCGGGACTGCCGCTCAATCCGTCCGGCGCGGTGTCGGGCGGGTTTTCGACGGCGGGCGCGGACGCGTCGGGGAACGTCTATTTCAGCCAGCATGTCGACGCGCTGGTCAAGTATGCGGCGAGCGGCGGCTTCCTCTCCTACGCGCTTCCTGGTGGCTCTGGCGCGGCTTTTAACGGCCTGGCTTTCGTCAGCGGCTATGCCGAGCCCTACATCGTCAATTCGAAGGCCGATCTCTACACCGTGAGCGGCGCCGCGATCGCCGCGGTCGCGCCGGCGCCGGCATTCGGTTCGGCGCCGGCGTTTGGGCTCGACGCGTCCGGCACCACGCTGTTCACGCTGTTGCCGGCGGTATCGGGGCTCGGCACGTTCGCGCTGTCGAGCGCCACCAGCGGCACGTCCGGCATGATCGCCACGCCGATGGCCCATCCGTTCTGTCTCGCAGCGACCTCGGGCGCGGTCGCGGTCGGCGGTTGGAGCGTCTATACCATCGGCTCGGGATTCGCGGCGATGGCGCCGAATGCCGGCGCCACCTTGCTCGGCACCGTGACGCCGGCATCCGGGCTGCTCGGGCTTTGGGTGCCCGCGTCCGGCGGCGGCTGGTCGCTCAACCAATCGCTATCGGGCCTCGGCGGTCCCGACCAGGTGGCCTGGATTCCGAACGGGCTCGGGCTGCTGGTGTCGGATCCGGCATCGGGCAACGTCTATGTCGCGAGCTACATCACCACGATCCTGGCGCTGGCGCAGACCATTCCGCTGTCCGGCGCCGGCCCGATCGCGATCGCGCCGTCGTCGGACTATGCGCTGGTGGCGCAACCGTCGCTGAATCAGATCACGGTATTCGACAACACGACGCTGTGGACAAGCGGCGCCATCATTCCGCTGACCGGCGTCGCCAGCCTGTTTCCGTTGACCGCGACGCAGATGGTGGCGGGCTATTCCGGCGGCGTCGCGTTCATCGATCTCGGCGCGAGCGGCTGGGTGCTGGGCGGCACCATCGCGCTGCCGTTCGTGCCCGCCGCGTTCGCGGTCGATCCGAACGAAAATCTCTATGCGGTCGGCACCAGCGGCGCGCTCGGCTATTACGCCATGATGGGCGACGCGGCGCTGATCGCCACCGGTAGCTTCAGCGGCATCGCGTCGGGCGTCGCCTGGATCCAGGGCCAGCTCGTCATCGCCGGCGATGAAACGATCAATGTCTATCAGCCGAACGTGACCGGCGTCGGGTTCGTGCCGGCAACCGCCAAATCGATTTCCGCGGCGATGACCGCGATGGCGTTCGCGCTGCCCTATCTGCTGGTGTCGAGCGCCAGCGAAACCTTCGAATTCCAGTTCACGTCGCCCTATCAATTGGAACCGGCGCGGCTCGGCCTGGTATCGATCTATCAGGGCAGCGGATGGACCACGCAGACGCTCGCGGCCGGCCAGTTGCCGGAAGCGATGGCATGGGATCCGTCCGGCAATATCAGCGTCGCCACGTTCATGAACACGCTCTACACGATCAATCCGGCCAGCGGCGTGCTGGCGAGCGGCACCGGCCAAATTCCTCAATTCTCGGGGCAGCCGCAAGGGACGCCAATCGGCCTGTCGCGGCTGTTGTGGCTCGACGACACGCTCTATGGCGTGACCAGCCTCAACGATTCGCTGGTCGAGATCCTGGGCAGCGGATCGAGCCTCCAGCTCATGTTTAGCACCAGTCCGTTCATGATGATTCCGTATTTCGCGCGCGGCAATCTAAGTCTCGGCAGTCTTGACGATTTGCCGGCGAGCGGCGTTTTCCCCTGCGGTGGATTGGGCCCGGCACCGATCGAAACCATGCGGCTTGGAGTGTTGTCATGACCGACTCGCCCAACATCCTCGGCATCAATTCCGTGACCGATGCGGTGCGCGCGACGCTGACGCAGCCCGGCGGCATCAGCTATGTGCCGGTCTATGTCACCGATACCGGCAAGATGTGGATTTTCGACGGCGTGACCTCGGGCGGCGTGCAAATCGCGATGCAGGCCGATATTCCGGTCGGCGCCGATCCGACCGCCGTGGCGGGCCCGGTCGCGATCAATGGCACGGCCGCGACCTATATGCCTTCCGACGCGGCGCCGGCGGTGCAGATCGCATCGATCGGTCAGGCCGGCCTGGTGCAGCCCGATGGCTCGACCATCACCATTTCCGAAGGCGGCATCATTTCCGCGGTCGCCGGCGGCAGCGGCGGCGTGGTATGGCCCGCCACCGACGATGTCGTGATTTCGAACAGCACGTCGTCGCCGGCGGGCGCGGCGCTGGGCAGCGGCCAGATCCTCGTTGGCCAAGTATCGGGCGCGCCACTCGGCGTGACCGTGTCCGGCGATGCTACCTTGGCGCCGGACGGCGCGGTCACACTCTATACCGTCAATAGCGATGTCGGCACCTTCGTCAGCGCCAACATCACCGTCAATGCCAAGGGGCAGATCACCGCGGCGAGCGACGGCGCGGGCGCGGCGAGCGGCGTGCCGACCGCCGTGGCGGGCCCGGTCGCGATCAATGGCACGGCCGCGACCTATATGCCTTCCGATGCGGCGCCAGCGGTGCAGCTCGCCACCAGCGGCGCGGCCGGCCTGGTGCAGCCCGATAACAGCACGATCACGGTGAGCGGCGGCATTCTGTCGGTGAGCGGTGCCGGCGCGCCACTCGAATTGACCGATGGCACGCATAATCTGACCGGCGTCACCAAGATCACCGCGACGAACATGACGGTTGGCGGCAGTTCGAGCGCCGCGACGCTGACACCGAACGCGGTGCCGGTGGTCAGCGCCCTTACCGTAAGCGGCAGCACGGAAACGCTGGCCATGGCGGCCGATGTCGGCAAATACGCCATTACGCTCGAAAGCAATGTCACCTTCACGCTCGATGCCGGCACCAATGGTCAAATCGCGCTGCTCGAATTAATCCAGGATGCGACCGGTTCGCGCACCGTGGCGTTTGACAGTTCCGTCGCGTTCGGCACCGATGTCACCAGTTTCACCGCGTCGACCGGCGCCAATCTGGTCGATTATGTCATGGTCCAATACAGCGCCGATTTGAGCAAATGGTGTCTCTTGGCGTATAGCCGCGGCTATTGATCGATGACAAGCGGCTGGAACCCCACGCCACTTTTTGGCAACCCCGGCATCGACGGGCCGAATATCGCCGGCAATAGCGGCGAAGGGACCAATGTTGCGCTGGGCGCCACGATCCACAGTAGCGGGCTTTGGTATTGCGAGCTGTTGAACACCGGCTCGGGATTCAGCGGCTACAATTCGGTCGAGATCGGATTTGGCGCCGGCACATCGACGTCGGGCAACATTACGCATAATGGTTATAATGCCATCGGGATCCAGGCGGATGGCGCACTCGCCAGCAACAGCATAACCGTCGAGACTTACACGTTCACGGCCGCGACAGTGTTCGGCTGGGCGATCGATTTCACGCATGCGATGTTATGGGTGCGCGCCAATACCGGCGACTGGAACAACAGCGGCACCGCCGATCCCAGCACCAATACCGGTGGCATCAGCATCGCGAATCAGATCGCGGTAAACGGTACTTTGATGGCCGTTGGCGCGGTGGCGCAAAATCCTTCTTTCACCGCGCGATTGCAGGACACTACCGCGCTGTTCACCAATGCACCGCCGGCGGGATTTTCGCCCTGGTCGGCCGGCCCGGCCACGGATCCGACCAAGGGCATGTTTCTCTTGGCGCCAAGGTTCTAGAAAATGCTGCCGGGCGACCAAGTCTTCAGCACCATCCCGCTGCCGAATCTCACGCAGCCGATTTATGGGCTGGCCATCATCGCGCCGAATTCCGGCGGCACGCCGATCGCGAGCTATACGTTTCCCTTGACGCCATCGTCGGTGCGCAAGGAATTCGTGTCGAAGGCCAATGCGTTTTCGGTCGCCGGCTCGGCGCAGCAAAACGGCGTGCAGCGCTTAATCGATTTCTACGGCATCGAACCGGTGGTCTATACGTTGGAGGGCACCACCGGCTGGCAATATCATTCGGCCGATGCGTTCGCGCTGACCGGCATGCAGTCGGTACTCGCGATTCAAAACCTGGTGGAGCAATACGCGCAGCTCAATGTCGCGCAGGCGCAATCGAATCAACCGCTCTACACCCTCGAATTCTATGACTATTTCACCAATGAATTCTGGCAGGTAGTGCCGATCGGCCGCCAGGGCATCTTCCAATCGGAACGCCGGCCGCTGCTCTACGAATATTATTTCCGGCTCTATGGCGTGCAGAATCTCGCGGCGCCGCCCGTCACCGTGCTTCAGGATCCGATCGCGGCCGATTTCTCGATCGGCGCCAGCCAGGCCACCGCGACGCTGTCGGCCAGCATCAATGTCTCGTTGTCGAGCTATGCCGGATTCACGCCTGGCGGCCTCGCGACCATCGGGCTCGCGGTGTAAGCGCCATGCAGAATGTCTTCGGCTCCTATTCCGGCACCATCTGGCAGACGATCTACCAGGCGCTTTCCTATTACATGGACCAATTGGCGGCCGCGACCGATCCGGCGACCGTTACCGCGATGTCGAACGCGATGCTCGAAAGCCTGCTCAATGGCATCGACGCGATCAATGCGAACAATATGGTCTATTCGTGGAATTCGGCCGCGAACGGATTGCAGGAAATCCAAACGCTGCCGCTGACGCTCAATCCCGCATCGCTCTATACGCTGCTCAGCCGCACCGACAGCTACATCTCCGCGGCGCTGGCGCTCAATGCACTGCTGCCGCAGCCGCCGTTTCAAGGCGCGGCGCAAACCATCGGCAGCGGCACGCCGATCGTGCCGGACATGGGCTTGTTGGCATTTTACGAAAACTTCAATTATGAAACGCCGCCGAGCGGCGTCGCGGCCGCCAGCCTCATCGCCTATGCATCGGGCGTCGCCACCAATTTCACGGCGATCGCGAACGCCATCATCGCGTTCCAGGGCGCATCGCCCAATCAGCTCTACGATTTCGCGACACGCGAATCGGCATGCGCGAATGCCGCCACCTATATTCTTCAGCAAATCACGTCGAGCCCGTTTTCAGCCGCGGCGCTGTCGGTCAGCGGATTGTGGAACGAATTGGCGGTGCTGCCGGCGATGACCATGTCGGCATCGATCATCAGCACGCCGCCGTTCCTCTATCAGAATCAGCAATCGGCCTGCATTCGCTATGCCATGCTCAGTCTCGCCGCGCAGGTCGAGAATTTCCTGCTGATCCTGCGCAAGCCGCAATCGACCATCGTCAACCTGACGACGCTGCGCAACGGCGAAAGCCTGATGGACGTGGCCGCGCGCGCGCTCGGCAATTTCGAGCTGTGGACCGAAATCGCGACGCTCAACAATCTGACGCCGCCTTATACCGGACCGCTCAGCGTGTCGGGTATCGCGGGTTGGGGCACGCAGCTCATTCTGCCGTCGCCGGGCACGCAACAATCCGCGACCGGGCTGCCGCCCTCCTATGAAATCAATTTTCTCGGCACCGATGTCTATGTCGGCCCGATCAATGGCTCGATGCCGGTTTGGAGCGGCGATTTCCAGGTGATTTCGGGCTACAACAATCTGGCTTGGGCGTTGGGCCGGCGGCTGCAAACCACCTTGTCCGCGCTGATCTATCATCCCGATTACGGCAGCCGCATTCCGCCGCAGGTCGGCGCGGTGCAGGCAACGCAGACGCCGCAGCGCATCGCCGCGTTCGGCAAGAGCGCCCTGTTTTCGGATCCGCGCGTGTCGAAAATCCTCGCCGCGGTCGCGGCGCTCCAATCCAATGGCAAGGTGGCGTTCCAGGGCACCGTGTTGCCGGCGGGCTTCGGCGCGCTGCCCACAGAAATCAACGAAGTGATCAGTCCGCTGCCATAGAGAGATGCCATGTCGATAACCAACGAACCGACGATCGCGGCGCCGCCGACCACGCAGGATACCGCGGCGACGTTGCTGGCCAGCATGGCGGCCTTGAGCGGCGTGACCACCGATTACAATTCGGGCTCGCAGATCCGCACCTGGGCGGAAAGTGTCGGCGCGGCGACCGAAACGCAAGGCATCTGGACCCGCGCGCTGGTGTTCCAGGGCATGGTCTATGGCGCCATGGCGTTGTTCCAGATCGTCGCGAATCAGGGCAATGGCGCCAGCGGCTTGGTCACGTTCATGACCAGCCTGCTGCCGACGCCGCCGCCGGCGACGCAAAACGTGACGATCCCGCAAAATACGATTGTCCAGACCAGCGGCGGCATTCAATTCGTCACCACGCAAGCGGCATTGCTGGCGGCGGGATCGAGCAGCGTGACCATTCCCGTCGTCGCGGTCAAAACCGGCGTCGCGACCAACGTGCCGCCGGGCGCGGTCAATACGCTGGTCACCGGCATTCCCTATCCGCTTTTCGTCACCAATACCGCGGCGCTCAGCGGCGGCGCCGATGCCGAAACCCTGTCGGAAACCTTGTCCCGCTTCGCATCGACGGTGGCGGCGCTGCCGGCTTCCTCGCCGGTCGCGATCGCCAATGCCGCGATCGGCGTTACCGATCCCGATACCGGCGAGCGCGTCATGTTCTCGACGCTATTCGAACCGTGGATCGCGGCGGGCTCGGGCGAAGCCAGCGGCACCGCGGGCTGGCAGCTCTACATCGATAACGGGCAAGGCGCCGCGACCTCGGGCTTGATCGCGGCCGTGATCCAGAAGCTCGGGCCGACCGTGTCGGGATCCACCGACGCGGCCTCGGGCATCGTACAATACCGCGATGCCGGCGTGCCCTACGGCGTGTTCCCGGTATCGCCGATCTATGCCGACGTCGCGATTTCCGGCACCACGATTTCGGTTACGACCGAATCTGTCGTATCGGGCGCGATGGTGCAGGCGGTATCGGGCTATTTTTCGCTGCCGTTCGGCACGCCCGCCGAGCAAGCCCAGATCGCGGCGGTGGTCGGCAATTCCGCGCAAGGCCTGCTGTCGAGTCTCGCGGTGTCGCTCTATGCGTCTGGCACCACCGATCCCTTGGTGCTGCTGCAACCGATGCCTATCAGCCGGGTGCTGCTCAATAGCCTGTCGATTAGCCTCAACAACGGATAATCGACATGAATTTTCAGCAGATCCAGACCATTCTCAACGATTTGCCCGCGACCTTCCGCCGGCCGGGCAATCCGTTTTTGCAATACATCGATGCGCTGGTGTCGGCATTGACGCGCGGCGGCATCGCGGCCGATGGCGTCGCGGCCGAAGGCACCGATTTCAGCCAGGCGCAATATGGCTGGCTCGATACGTGGGGCCTGCTCTTCAACATCGCGCGCCAGCAGAATCAGCGCGACGCCAATTATTCGAACCAGATCGCCTATACCGTCAATGTCAGCGGCGGCCCGCCGGTGCAGATCATCCGCTGGCTCAGCGTGGTTTTCGGCATCACGGTGGAAATATCCGAAAATATTCCCGGTGTCGGCTACAGCTTGTTGTTTCCGCCCGTGGTCACGACACCGCAATTGGTGGCGATGATTCTCAGTATTGCGTATGTCCGGCCCGCCGGCGTGCCTTTCACGGTACTGGTCGAAAGCGGCGGCGGCGCGGGCGGCGGCGCCGGCACCTATCTGACCACCATCAATTTTCTCGACGCGCCGCGCGCGGCCGGCGCGTTCCTGGCGGGCGGCAGCGGCACCTTGCAGGATCTCGGCATCGGGCCGTCGACGAATAACGCGCAGCCGCTTTTGCCGGATCTATTCCTGATCGACCCGACGCTCAATCCGAGTTTCGCGGCATCCGGCGTGGCGCTGATCGGGCCGTGATATAGGCGTTTCCGCGCGGCAGGGTTTATCTTTGCAACACGGGGAAGATGCATGGAAAATCCGAACTTCGCGAGCAAGGAATATCTTAACGACGGCGCATTGAATGCCGCGGCGGCCGCGATCGCGGACAACATCACCGCGCTCGCCGGCGCGCTCAGCAATGCGGCCGGCCTCATTCGCGCCGATCGGCTCGGGTTCACGTTCGCCAGCTTGACGGTCACGATCGCGGCCGGCCCACCGTTCGGCGTGTTCTTCCCGCAAAGCGATTACGAGCTGGGCGCGATCTTCGCGCAGGCGCATGGCACGCTCACCGGCCAGGACTCGCAATCCTACGCGCTCGATTTCACGTCGCTGGTGCCGGGCTCGGGCTCGGTCACCGCCTATGCGATCGCGAGCTATGCGCAGATCGCGCAAAGTCCCTATCAGGTGATCGGACCACCGCCGGGCCATCCCGACTACGATCCGGATTTCGTGCCGTTCACCGCCTATGCGCTGTCGACCGACAGCTTGGTGATCGTGCCGACGCTGACGGCGGCCAACAATACCACGACTTTCGAATTGTTCCGCGTCACGCTGACCGCGGGCCAAACCGCCATCACGTTTGTCGATATCTCGCACCCATACCTGGTGACCGCGCTCAAGGATCAGAATTTCGTCGCGGTATCGGTCAATACGACATTGGTGGCGACCGATACCGGCGTCGCGCAGAAAGACGTCGTCGGCGTGACCTTCACCTTGCCGCCGGCATCGGAATGCAGCGGCCTGTCGTTTCCGATCTATTCGCGCGCTTCGAACGGCACCACCGTCCAAACCCAAACCGATCCGCTGACCAGTCAGCCCAACGTCATTTTCGGCGGTCCGACCTCGCCAGGCATCGGCGTTCAATCGATCGCGTTCCAGAATGGCCAGGCCGGCGAATTCTATAGCGATGGCGTGGCGTTCCAGGTCACCGCGTTCGCCGGCGAATCGGTCGCGACCATCGGGGGCACCGCGGCCGGGTTCACCGCCAACAATCCGAGCGCATCCACCAGCGAACGGACGCTGACCGCCAGTGTCGTCATTTTGCAGGACGCATTCGGCGATGTCATTCGCATCCAAAATCCGAACGTCACCATCAATTACGCGACCACCGGCGCGAACGGTATCGATCAGGGCAGCGTTACCGGCGGCACCAACTATTACGAATATTTCATCTACAATCCCACGACGCAAACGGTCGCCGGCCTTGCATCGACCAATCCGACATCGCCGACATTGCCGAGCGGGTTTGTGTATTTCGCGCAGATGTCATGGATCTTCACCAATAACGACGGCACGCTCACCCAAAATCAATATCATGGTCGCTATGGCCATTGGGTATCGCAAGGCGCGCAAGTCGCATCGCCGTCCCTGATCAGCGGCGGCCCTTACGGACCGGGTTATTTCGCGACCAATGGATACTGTTCGCCGCTCGCGATCCGCGCGGTTGTCAGCGCCTATCTGCAAGAAACCGGCAGCAATGACGGCTTGCTGATGGTGCATCCGAACATCAATTTCAGCACGACGCCGACTTCGACCAATCGCGGCGCGCTGACGCTTCAGTTTTCCGGTATCAGCACCGGCGTCAATGGCCAGGGCCAAATCGATTTCGAGACGCCCGGCATCCTCGCCATTTATTCGCGCGGCTCGAACACGCAGGTCGCGATTGTCGCATGGGAGGATCCGGGGCCGGTCGGCGGCGGCGCCGGCGGCGGTGGCGGCAGCGGCGGCGTGCAGCCGGCAATCGTGCAATCGACAAGCGCGGAAGCACTTACCGGCAGTCCCGCCACGATTGACTTCGGCAGCGCGCCCACTGTCGGCAATACGCTGTTGTTTTTCATTTTTACCGATAGCGACAGCCGCAGCGCGCTTAAGCCGGCCTGGTTTCCGGCGGGCGTCAATCCGTACTTTCTCGGCCAGTACGAAGGCGTCTACCTGACGGTTGCGACGCGCGCCGTGCAAACCGGCGATGGCGCGTCATGGGCATTCAATGCGCAATTATCGCTGGGTGTCATTGGGTTGGAAGTGTCGAACTGCGGCGGGATCGATATCGCCGCCACGAATTTCGCGGGAGTCGGCGCCGAAAGTACAAATACACTGACGTTTCCGATCGCGATTCCCCATGTTGGGCCCGCGCTCGCGATCGCGCTTTCGTTTTTGGCCGATCTCGACAATACGGCGACGCCGGCCTTTACCGGTTACACGGAGGTTGTCGCGAATCATTGGAGCACCGGCGGCGTCTCGTATTTTTTCGCGGCCGGGCAAGTTGGCATCCCGGCCAATAGTTCGGTGTCCGGTTCGGTGACATGGAGCAACCTGACCAACGATGATAATTCAGGCCCGGTGACCTGGACAGTTGTCCTCAACGCGGGCTAGACACCTGATGTCATCGGCTCCAATTGATACGATTAGAGACATCGGAGCCGGGATAGGTGCGGCTGCCGCCGCGTTTGTTACCTATGGCGGCGTCAAGCGCCGCTTGCGGGAGAAGGCCGAGCGCGACACTTTCCACGACGTGGACAGCGATCTCGCCGCGGCGCTTCGTGCCAATGCCGAAGCGATTCTTCAAGTGCCGAATTCAATCAATGAGTTGGCACAAGAAATGCGGTCGCAACGGGATTTATTGATCGAAATTGCTACCATGCTTCGGGGGCGCCATGGTACGTAGACAGGGAGCGACCATGATTCGCAAACTGCTAGATATGTTGCGCAGCAGTCCGCGCAGCAAATCGCCCGAACTCTCGCAGCGACGTGCCGCGGCGCAGGAAATGCTGACCAGCGCCGAATCGGTCAAACGCGAATTGCAGGATGGGTCCAGGCTCGGATCCTGGAAGCTGCCACGCTCGTCCTTCGCGGAAATGATGCGCCGCTATGGATAAATGCGCGGCCGCGGTCGCGATCATCCTGGCGATCGAAGGCGCGCCTTCCAACGATCCGAACGATCCGGGCGGCGAAACGGTCTATGGGATTTCGCGCCGCGCGCATCCCAAGATTCCATGGCCGCCGACACTGGCGCAAGCGGTCGACATCTATCGGTCGACCTATTGGGCCAAGCACAATTGCGATGAATTGCCATGGCCATGGGCGCTCGGCATTTTCGACACGGCGGTCAATGAGCCCGCGGCCGTGCCTTATGCGCAGGAAGCGCTTGGCCTCAAGCCCGATGGCGATATCGGGCCGGTGACGATCGCGGCGTTGCTGAAAGCGTCGACCGAACGCTTCGCCTATTTCATGATGCTGCGCGCCAAGCGCTATGCCGCCGAGCCCGATGCCGCGCGGTACGATGACGGCTGGACCAAGCGGCTCATGCAAATCGCCTACGCGGCGGGCAATGAACCGATGGCGTAACGGCGGCCAATTCGATATAGTGAAACGGCTGGGCGGTTTTCGGACATGCTACCGCCCGGCGCTTCGCAAGGGGCGTTTCCTCCCAAACTTGGGTCGAGTAGGGGGAACTCGGCTCGACCCATTTTTACATCGGGGACAATTCCATTGGTGGTAGCTGCGCCGGGGGCAACCATGCCAGCCGATGAACCGAGCCGATTCATCAGCGTGCCGTTCGCGCTGACCGTGCTGGTGGCACTCGGCCTGATCGCGCTGGTGCTGGTGCTGTGCTTCGTCACCGTTCCGATCGGCAACGCCAATGCGCTCATGGTGATTGCCGGCGCGCTCGTTGGCGCGCTGGGCAGTATTGTCAACTATTACTTCGGTTCATCGGCATCGAATCACGTGAAAGACCAGACCATCAACAATCTGTCGAAATAGAAGGGAGAACTATCGATGAATCTCGCCGACATTCCCAAGCTGTTCGAGCTGGGCAGCGCCGCGATCGGCCTGGCGGGCGATCTTAAGCAGGGATCCGCGGTGATCACCGGCCTGGTTGACGCGGCGAGAGCCGGTCAGCCGCTTTCGATCAGCGATGACGATCTCGCGCTGATCAATAAAATTCTCAACGATGGCGCGCAGATCGCCACGGATGCGGAGGGATTGTGAGAACAAGATTCATCCTGTTTGCGGCGGCGCTTGCGCTGAGCGGCTGCGCCGGCACATCGGAATCGACACAGTCGACCATCGCTGGCACCACCACGACGGTCACCAACGATGCCAGCGCCACGGCCAGCTTCCTGTCGGCGGTCATCGCGCCGGTGCAGGCCTTCGGCTCGGCGCTGGTCAATCTGATTTCGGCGGTCGGCGGCAGTAGCACGCCAGCGGCGGCACCCGCGGCCGCGGCGCCCGCCACGCAATGACCGACGTCATCACCATCGCCGGCGACGTCGAGAAGGGCGCATCCATCCTGTTGGAAGGCGCCACGCTCGTCGCCAGCCTGTTTCCCGGCGCCGCCACCGTGTTCCTGATTTTGGAAGACGTGCTGAAGATCACCGAGGGCGGCGCCGAAGTGCTGGCAAATCCGGTATTCGCCGGCGCCATTCAAAAAGTGGCGTCGACGATGGTGAGCGAATCGCCGCAAGCGAAGGCCTATATCAATGGCGCGCAGGATGCCGTGGCGCGCGGCATCCCGCTCGACAGTATCGAGGCGTCGCCCGATATCGCCAAATACCGGCAACCGATTTTCGGCAGCTAGAAGCTAGCCTTCGACCGGCGGCGCATTCCTGACAGGCTGCGCGGCGGAAACATTCGCCGCTAGTTTCCCGCTGTCGGCCTGATCCTCCGTTATATTCTTTTTCTTGCGCGTGCCGGTGCTCGATTTACGTGGCGCGCGCACCGATGCGATGCGCTGCTCGATCGTCACCGGCAATTTGAACTCGGCCGCCTGCGCGATCATCTCTTTCAGAATTTGTTTCATGGCGGTGGAAACCGCGCCATCGGTCGAAATCCGATCGAGCAGGTTGGCGTCTTCGGACATGCGAATTCGAATCAGAACTTGCATTTCCTGCGGCGATTGCGTTTTTGGCATCCCCAATTTCCCTCCATATTTTTCACGTGATCGATTTCGATTGAAATCGATCAGCGGATTCTTGACAAGCGGAATCGCATCTGCGCTAATCGCGACGCAATCAAATCGCGGGTGGGGGAATTGAAAAAAACAAAGGCGCGCGCGACGCCCGTCGCGCGCAAGCGATCCGTCAAGGCTCGCATCGCGCCAAAACCGTCCAAGCGGCGCCAGGTCGATCGCACGACTCATACGTTGCGCCAGAACCAATTGCCGGGCGTGTTGCGCGCGTTCAAGAAGGCAATCGAAATCGTCGGCAGCCAGCACAAACTCGCGGATGCGATCGAATGTTCGCAGGCGACGCTCTGGCATTGGCTGCATTCCAAAGATGGCGTGGTGCCGGCCTACGCGGTGCCGAAAATCGTGGTTGCGTGCGGAAACCGCGTAACGGAGCACGAGCTGCGGCCCGACCTGTTCTGATCGTCGACAAGGGAGCCGATAATGAGCGACAACGATAAGGCATGGGAGATCCGTACGCCGGATCGGCTGATCGCCACGATCAATCATGGCGACGACGGCGCGATCGCGACGCAGGAATTCAACAATCTCATGGAGCTGCTGGCGACGCGCGTCTCGCGCTATCACGGCAAGCATAAGGGTCAATTCTCCATCGTCATCGATCTGGCGGCCGACGAAAACGGCGTCGACGTGACGATGCACACCAAGATCAAGGAACCGCCGCGGCCGGTCATTCGCGAGCGCATGTTCCTGACCGACGAAGGGCGCCTGACCATGCAGGATCCGGCGCGCGACACGATGATGCCCGGCACCGATCTCGGCCGCGCGTCGGGCCGCGCCACCGGCTGATTTCAATTCGAGGAAACGGGGAGAAGTCCATGGATCCGGTCAAGTCGAATACGGATGTCGGCGATGCGCTGCAATTCGCCAAAGAGAGCTATCAGCCGAAACTCGTTACCGGCACCGATTTTGCCCAAGACAATCTTGGGCTGCTGGTCATGCCGCAAGGCATGAAGATCGAGGACGCCAAGCCCTATCTCGACAAATTGCGCGACAAGCCGCGCCGCATCGAAACCAAGGCGCTCATGCTGTCCGTCGATTCGCTGATCGATTATACCAACAATTTCAAATCGGCCGGCACGCGGCTGTTTTTGACGCCATCGGACCATGGGCGGAACGCGCGATTGATGACGGTTCTCGATTTCCACGAAGCCACCAGCGAGCCGCGGTTCGGCGCCCATCGCGCGATCTACACGTTTCAGCCATCGGACCGGCTCAAGGCTTGGAGCGATGCGTCCGAAGGCGGCATGAACAATATGGATTTTGCCGCCTTCATGCAGGAACGCCGATTCGACCTGGTCAATCCGCCGGTCGACTGGATGCTGGTGCAGGGCGATACGCTCACGCGCATGCTGTGGATCCTCAACCTGGCCGACGATATCGGCACCATCGACGACGACACCGAAGAGGGCGAGGATGCCGACCGGCTGATTCCGCGATCGGCGCTGTACAAGCTGCGCAAAATCCGGTTCGGCAGCGCGCAGCGATTGCTTCAGATGTCGCGCACCATCGAGATTTCCGTCAACGCCAAATCGACCGAAGGCTATGACGACAATACCGGCGAACGCGTGGTGAATTTCCAGGAAGAGCACGAAACCAAGGATCGGGCGGGCCGCAAAATCAAAGTGCCCGAGATGTTCCTGATCCGGATTCCGATTTTCCAAAACGAGTCCGAGATCATTCTGCCGGTACGCCTGCAATATCGGCGCAAGGCGGGCGGCCCGATCGAATGGTACCTGACCTTGTTCGAATGGCGTCGCGTGCTGGACAATGCGACGCTCAACGAAGCCCAGCGCGCTGCCACCGCGACCACGTGCCCGCTCACGCTTGGCTGGCCGGAAGGTGCGTCGTAATAGTCCTTGGCCGGCCCGCGACGACGAACTGCGGCGGCATTGGACGGTAACGCCCAATTCCGCGGTCTGCGCCGAAAAAATGGGATTGAGGATCGGCCAGGTCGCGGGCCGGTCGATGCGGCTCAATCTCCATTATCCGGCGCAATCCGAAGCTGTGATCGGTTTGCGTCCCGAAAGCGGCCCCGCGCGCGATGGCCGCGCGGTCTATCAGTCGCGCGTGCGCGATGTGCGCGCCGATCTCGATGTCTTCAAACCGGGTAAGGACAATCGGAAACTCGGCGATGTGGTCGAAAAGGGTGCGCTCGCCGGCGCGCGGATCTATTCGCTCACATTGGAAGAACGCGCGACTTGCCCGCGGCACTGTCCCCAATGGCTGACGTGCTACGGCAATTCGATGAATTTCGCGATCCGGTTCAAGGCCGGACCCGCGCTCGAAGCGAAGATCGGGCAAGAGCTCAGGATTCTCAATCGCCGAAAAACGCTGATCCGGTTGCATACGCTGGGCGATTTTTATTCGGTCGAATATGTCAGGCGGTGGCAACGATGGTTGCAGCTTTATCCCAACATCCATGTCTTCGGATACACGGCGCATTTCCGCGACAGCACCATTGGCCATGCGATCGAGACTATCGGGTTCGAACGGTTTGCCATTCGATTTTCCTCGGATCGGCCGGGCCCGCGACGCGCTATCGTGCTGGACCATGCGGCGGCGCCGCGATCGAAGAACGTGATTCTGTGCCCGGTTGAAACCGGCAAGACGCGCGCATGCGCGACCTGCGGATTGTGCTGGGCGCCAGCCGCGCGCCGCAAAACCATCGGATTTATCCTTCACGGCGCGGCGTTTCAAGGGAGACGGCCAAGATGAAAGCGCGAAATTCGCCGGCGATCGGCGAGCGCGGCTATGAGCGCATCGAATTCGACAATTACCGCACGCCGCCGCAGGTGACGAAAATCCTGTTCGAGAACATCAATTTTCCGTCACCGGCCGCCTCGGGCAATATTTGGGAACCGGCGGCCGGCTCGGGCGACATGGCCAAGGTGATCAAGGATTACGGCTATGTCTGCTATACATCCGATATTCGCGAGAATCTCGATCACAACAGCGAGGGCCTCGATTTCGTCAGATCCATGTTGCTGCCGCCTCGTGTGCAGCATGTCATCACCAATCCGCCGTTCAATTTGGCGGACGCTTTTATCGAACGTGCGTTATCGATCATCCGCCAGACCGGTGGCATGGCGGCATTCCTGTTGCCGCACGCATTCGATACTGCGCTGACGAGCCGCGGCCATTTGTTTGCGCCGCCGTTCTACGCCAAGGTGCCGATCGGATTTCGCATCCGCTGGCTTGGACTGCCGACTCACGACGAAAACGGCAAGCCGAAACCGTCGCCGCGTGAGAATCACGCTTGGTACGTTTGGCGCGCTGGCTACAAGGAACTTCCTGTGAATATCTATCGAAAAATCATAAAAGCCGATTGACCGAAACCCGGCTCGGTGCAAATGTTAACCATACACGGATTGATCCCCGTGCCGATTGCGAGACCAGAATTATCCAGTCAAAGACACCGGAACTGCTCGGCTATGTCCAGGCGTGCGCGCTAAAGGCCGGCACTCGGAATCAATTTCCTGGGATCAAGTTCCGGTTGTCGCTTGGATAGAGGGGGGAATGGCGATGCGCAATACGATCACGCTCGAACAATTCATCGCCATGATGCCCGAAGAAAAACGCGAAGTGTCGATCGAGAGCCTGCAAGCGCTCGGCGACGAACTTGGCGCGCTCGCGTTGCAATATAAAACCTATAGCGAGGGTCTGTTCGGCGCGCTGGACGAACGATTCAAAACGCGCGCGGCGCTGCGCCGAACCGAGGAACAGAAGGATTTCGGCGTGATCCGAATCCTCGATGGACCCGCGACGATTTCCTGCGATCTGCCGAAAAAAGTGGAATGGGATCAGGAAAAGCTTGCCGAAATCTCGCGCATGATCGCCAATTCCGGCCGCGATCCCAAGACCTACATCAACATTACCTATGACGTGCCGGAACGGAACTATACCGCGTGGCCGGCCGATATCCGCGCGACCTTCGAACCGGCGCGCACGGTGAAACCCGGCAAACCCAAATACACCATCGAATTTCCGGGAGAAAAATAGTGGCGCTCAAAATCATCGGCGCCGAAGAGCGGCTGATAACGCTTCAACAAAAGAACACGGCGCTGATCGTCGGTCCGACCAATGTCGGCAAGACGTCGCTCATTCGCACGCTCGATCCGCAAACGACGTTGGTGGTGAATCTCGAAGCGGGATTGAAGGCGGTGCAGGAAGTGCCGTTTGCCGAAATCAAGCCGGAAAATTTTCGCGAAGTCACCGATATCGCCTGCCTGCTGGGCGGCCCGGTGCTCGGCCGTCGACAGCAGGATTTTTTCAGCGAAGCGCATTACGGCTTCGTCAAGCAGCAATATCCGGAGATCGCCGCATCGCTGCCCAACTATCGAAATTTGTTCGTCGATTCGCTGACCGATCTGACGCGCATGGGCATGGAATTCGCGAAAACCACGCCCGCGGCCATCAGCGAACGCACCGGTCGCGAGGATCTGCGCGGTGCCTACGGGGAATTGGCGCGGCAGACGCTCGACCTCCTGAAGCATTTGCAGCGCGCGCCCATGGTGAACGTGTTCTTCACCTGCATCCTGGAACAATGGAAGGACGAATTCGGCAAGGTGGAATGGCAGATGCAATTGGAGGGCCAGCGGATCGGACGCGAGCTCGCCGGCATCGTCGATAATATCTTCACCATGAGCTATTTCGATTACGTGTCGGGCCCGACCGGCGGCTGGGTTCACAGTTTCCCCAACGGCAAGATCCGCGCGCTCTGTTGCTATGGCGAAAATCCATGGGGATTGCCGGGCAAGAATCGCGGCAACGGCCGGCTCGACCTGGTCGAAGAACCCAACCTCACCAAGATCATCGCCAAACTCAATCCGCCGCCCGCCGCGATCGCGGCCGCGGCACAATAGGAGGGAACTATGTCTGTCGGCGGCTTCTTCGATTATGCGGACACGCCGGGCTACGAGGGCTTCGGCGAGCTCATTCCCGACAAGACCTTCGTCAAGGTCAAAATGGCGATCCGGCCGGGCGACTACGCCAGTCCCGATCCGGCGGACGGCATGATCATGAAGGCGTCGACGTCATCCGATGTCTATTATCTCGACACCGAACTGACCGTGATTCTCGGCAAATATACCAAGCGAAAACTGTGGCATTCGTTCACCGTCAGCGGCGGCAAGGTCAGCGACAAAGGCGAAAGTCTCGGTTGGAACATCAGCAAATCGATGTTTCGCTCGATCATCGATTCGGCGATGGGCCTCAATCCCGACGACAACAGCGAGCAGGCGCGCGCGATGCGGCGCATCAATGGGTTCCGCGCGTTCAACGGCATTGAATTCGCGGCGCGGATCGATATCCGGCCCGGCGAGAAAAAAGCCGACGGCAGCGGCGTCTATCCCGACAAGAACATCATCGGCGACGTGCTGACTTCGAAGGATCCGCAATATCTCGCGGTCATGCGTGGCGAGGAAATCGCGCATGCGGCGACCGCAACGCCGGTAGCCGGCGCCGCGCCGGCGTCGGTATGGGCCGGTGCGCCGCCAGTCAGTGGCGTTGCGACCGCCGGATCGCCTTGGGGCCCGCCAGCACCCAATGGTGCTGCGCCGGCGGCGCAGCAGCCGATGCAGCATGCCGCCGCGGCAGCGCCGCCGCCGGCACAACCGCCCGCGGCTAGTCCGGCGCCGCCACCAGCCGCCAACGTGCCCGTATGGCTTCAGCCGAAACAACCGTAAATCCGCTCCCGGCACAGCTCGATAGGATCGGCGATAACGAATTCGATAAATGGCTGCGGCGCAATTGCGCGCTCCAACTTGGCGTGACATTTACCGACATGCGCGCCTTGGGAAAACGAATTCGCGACCTGAGACTGGATGAGCTGGAGACGATCGCGGACGCGGTGATCGCGGAATTCATCGCGCAGATGGTGGCGAGGCGCACGGCATGCAAAGCGGCAAATCGCGAACTCCCGTTTCGGTTAGAGGATCCGAGCGCGATCTCTGTGTGATTTGCTTCCATCAGGAACAGGGCATTTCCTATCAAAGACCGCAAAACCCAAATTCCAAACTGAAATTCCGGGTTTATTATTTCTGTTCGAAGATTTGCAGCGATCTCGGCATGCAGCTAGCGGAGAAAACCGGCGTGATCAATATGCTCAAATTGACCTATATGGAGCGGATGGCGATCGAGCGCGCGCGGCCGATGTTCTGGACCGGATGTCAGGAAACCGGGATAGCCGCTTCCGTCATGAATTTGGAGCCCGCGCAAATCGATCAATTGATCGCGCATGCGGTCGAAGGATTCCGGATCGAAATGCAGAAAATGTCAAAGTTAGACGACGAAATTCCATTTTAATTACTATGAAACGATAAAAAAACGCAGAAAATGGAAATATTATGAGTCGCGCCGAACCTTATCATACGCTGCACGGCCGCGTGAAACGCACCACCGAGAAGGCGGTGCTATTCGAGTTGGATCTGGAAAATGTTGCGGCTGATGAACCGATCTGGATCCCGCGATCGCAGATCTTCCATGGCGACGATGTCGATGTCGGCGACGACGCCATCATGGTGATCGAATGGTGGCTCAAGGACAAAGGCATTGATTGGTGATGATCGATTTGAACCATCATTCCGGCTATGTGCCCGGCAAGCAAGCGCCGATCGTCGAATTGATCAATGCCGCGATCGATCTCGGCGCGCTGCGCCGCAAGGCGACCGAGCCGCGGCGCACTTATGTCGGCGCATCGATTGTCGGCGATCCTTGCAACCGCAAGCTATTTTACGAATGGTTCGATGTGCCGGTCGACGTGCCGCTGGCCGGCCGCACCGTCCGCTATTGGGATGCCGGCACGCTGTTCGAGACATTGGCGACTCAATGGTTCCGGGAAGCGACATTCGAACTGCGAACGCATGGCCAGGACGGCAATCAATTCGGGTTCATGACCGCGCAAGGCCGCATCGGCGGCCATATCGACGGCGTGCTGATGAACGGGCCGGTCGCGTTACCTTATCCGTTGGGTTGGGAGCACAAGGCGCTCAACGAAAAGTCTTGGAGCGATTGCGTCAAGCGCAAGGTCAAGGCATCGAAGCCGATCTATTACGCGCAAATGCAGACCTACATGGCGTACCTGGAATTGGAACATTTCCTGTTTTCGATCACCAACAAAAACACGCAAGAACTATGGCATGAGCTGGTACCGTTCGATCGCCAGGAAGCGCAGCGGGTCAGCGACAAGACGGTTGATTTGTTGCGCGCGATCGATGCGCGCACATTGCCGCCGCGCATCGCCAGCCGGCCGGATTATTATTTGTGCCGGTGGTGCAGCCGCAACAAACGCTGTTGGGAGGTCGATCCGGCATGAGCGACATCATTCTGTCGGAAGCTCAAAAGAGCGCGGTGCAAAAAATCGTCAAATGGTTCAATGACGAAAATTCGCCACAGGTATTTCGACTTTTCGGTTTCGCGGGCACTGGAAAATCGACGCTGGTCAAATACTTTATCGAGGATCTTGGTCTCCATATCGGTTCCAGCGTGCTGGCCGCCACCTATACCGGCAAAGCCGCATTGGTGCTGACGCGTCACGGCATGCCGTGCTCGACCATCCATTCCTTGATCTATCGGGTCCGCGAAATCACCGAAGCCGAAGTCGACGTGCAACGCGCGGTCGTTCATAAGCTGCAAAAGGGATTGGAATTCGCCATGCCGCCCGACGAGCGCGAAGCGGCAACCAAAAAGCTGGCGATCGAAGAGCGCAAATTGCGCAATATGTTCGATCCGGATTTTTCATTGAGCGAGGAATCGGCGTTGTGCGACGCCAAGCTGCTGATTCTCGATGAAGTATCCATGGTTGACCAGGACATGGCGGCCGACCTGGTGTCGTTCGAAAAGAAAATCCTGGTGCTCGGCGATCCCGGCCAGCTCCCGCCGATCAAGGGCGAGGGCGCGTTCACCCAGCAAGAGCCGGATGTGATGCTGACCGAAATTCATCGGCAGGCGCTCGACAATCCGATCATCCGGCTTTCGATGCTGGCGCGCGAGGGCAAGCCGATTCCGCATGGCCGTTTCAGCGACGAAGTGATGAAGGTGCATCGCTTCGATATTCCGGAATCGCAATTGGTTCACGCCGACCAGGTGATTTGCGGCCGCAACAATACGCGTATGAATCTCAATAACGTGATGCGGCGCGCGGCGGGATTCGACGAGCCGTTTCCCACCGGCCGCGGGGAGAAGATCCTGTGCCTCAAGAACAATAAAAAAATCGGATTGGTGAATGGTCAATTCCTGACGCTGGACAAAGTCTCGGAAGTCCGCGAAGGCCGCAATGGCGTGCTGGTGATGTCGGCCACGATTACCACGGAGGACAATGAAAACGTCGGCACGCACACGGTCTATCTTGGCCATTTCCAGGATCACCTGAATTTCGACAAGGATCGCAACTATCGCGATTCGTTCACCAAAAAAGGAATGGTCGAATGCACGTGGGGCTATGCATTGACCGTTCACAAATCGCAAGGATCGCAATGGCGCAATGTTGTCTTCTACGATGACGGCATGGGTCGCACCGACGAAGATCGGCGCCGGCTCGTCTATACTGCAATTACGCGAGCGGAGAACGGATTGGTGATTATCGGATGATTCGCAGGCGATCGCGGACACGATCGCCCGAATGTGTTTGACGCGTTAACTGACTTATCCCTACGATTTGCTTTCCGTTTCCAGCATCCGAAAGTGAGTCGCGCGGCAGTCGTGTGGGGAGTTGCGTGGGGGATTTCGTCATTGACCTCAACGATGTCGAGGGCGCGTCGCTTTTCCAGCGCCACGATATTGACCGCATCGTCGATGGATTGCGCCGGCATGCCGGGACATGGGGCCCGGAACTCTTTCCGTTCGGCCGGCTCGAAGGCGACAGTTTGCGCATGGCCGATCTTTTCGGCCGCGCGCCCAAGAAGCAAGGCTCGACCGTTCTCTCGCTGAAGGGCGAGCATGCCGGCGAGATCTACGATTTTTCGATGCGACAGGGCGGCGGGCCGCTCGACGCGCTGTCCTACGCCACGGCGCTGACGGGCCGCGCGCTGCTCGATCGGGCGGCCGAGATCGCCGGCATTTCGCTCAATGGCGCGGCGGGCGCGCCACGCGCCGCGGACATCAAAAAGAACACCAACCGCAAATCGAAGGCGCAGCAGGAAATAGAATTCACGCTGGCGAAATGCCAGCCGCTCGCCGGCACGTTGGGTGAAACCTATCTTCAGGCGCGCGGCCTGACCGATCCGCAGTGCGAGGATCTGCTGTTCTGTCCGGATCTGACCGAATGGGAGGGCAAACGCGGCTGGCCTGGCATCGTCGCGCGGCTGCGCACGCCGGAAAGGGATTTGCTCGGCGCGATCCATCGCACCTATCTCGCCGAGGATGGCCAGGGCAAGGCGCCGCTGCCGGCCGGCAATCGCAAGAAATCGCTGGGCACGTTCGCCACCGATGCCGCCGCCGTGCAGCTCTACGCGCCCGAGAATGGCCGCCTCGGCGTCGCCGAGGGCATCGAGACGGCGATCGCGGCGCGGATCCTATTCGGGATTCCGACCTGGTCGCTGGTGTCGGCCGGCAATTTCATCAATTTCCGGCCGCCGGCGGGCATCTCCCATGTCACCATATTCGCCGATAGCGGCCGCGATGGCGAAGCGTGCGCCAGGGCGCTGGCCACCAAGCTGATGGCGCTGCAAATCGAGACCGAAGTCATGCTTCCCGAGCATGGCGACGATTTCAATCATGACCTCATGGTGCGGCGCGGCATCGTGCTGTTGCCGCCGGCGCCGGCAGTGACGGCCGCCGAACCGATCGTCGAGCCGCCCGTGCCGGATCCGGCGCCGGCGCCGGCGCCGACCGGGATCATCGATTTGACGGCGCCGGCGGTGCCGAGCGAACCGATTGCGGCGATCGCGCCGGTTGCCGCGATCGCGCCGGGCGGCGTGGTGATTCCGGGCCAGGGCATCGCGCAAATGCTGCTGGACCGCGCGCGCGCGCTGCCGGCGAAATCATCGTTCGACGACGTCAAGGACATCATCATCGGCATGGCGTCGCACCAGATCGAGCCGCTCGATCGGCGCAATCTGTTCAACGAGCTGAAGCGCGCCACCGGTGTCAGCATGACGGTGCTGGAGGATGAGCTGAAGGCGCAGCGCAAGCGGCTGCATACCAGCGTGCCGGTCAATCTGCCGACTTGGATGAGCAAAATGGCGCTATGGGAAAACGGCGAACCGAAACACATCATGTCGAACATCGCCGTCGTGTTCGATGAAGAGCCCTCATGCCGCGGTATTTTCGGATTCGACGATTTCGCGCGGCGGCCGGTGATGGTGAAGCGGCCGCCATGGGAAGCGAGCTGGCCAGGCAATTGGCAGATACGGTCGATCGAGGACGCGGACACGCTGTCGGCCACTAATTGGATCCAGAATCTCGGGATTCATGCGCCATCGACGATCGTGCGGCAGGGCATGGAATTCTGCGCCGACAAATTCCATTTTCACCCGGTCCGCGAATATCTCGAAAATCTGGAATGGGATAAACAGCCGCGCATCGAGCGCTGGCTCGCCTATTACATCGGCGCCGAGGCGCCGTCATGGGCGGATCAGCTCAAATTCGCGTCCTATCTATCGGCGATCGGCAGCGCGTTCCTGATTTCCATGGTGGCGCGGATCCTCAATCCGGGCTGCAAGGTCGATACCGTACTGACATTGGAAGGCCCGCAGGGCAAAAAGAAATCGATGGTGGCCGAAACGCTGGCGCGACCATGGTTCCGCGACGACGTCGCCAATTTCGGCTCGAAAGACGCGCCGATGCAGCTTGAGGGCGTGTGGTTGATGGAGCTGTCCGAGCTGCAATCGATCAGCAAATCTGAAATCGACATCATCAAGGCGTTCATCTCGCGCAAGCTGGATCACTACCGGCCGCCGTTTGGCCATTTCGTCGTCGACCGGCATCGCGAAACCGTATTTTTCGGCACCACCAACGAGGAAGCCTGGATCCGCGACGATACCGGCGGCCGCCGATTCTGGCCGGTACGGTGCGGCGAGATCGATATCGATTCATTGGCGCAGGACCGCGACCAGCTCTTCGCCGAAGCCGTGGCGGCCTATCGGCATGGCGCCAAATGGTATCTCACCGATGACGAAATCGTCGAAACCGCGACGCTGGAGCAAAGCGCGCGCCAGCAAGGCGATCCTTGGCACAGCAAGATCGCGCGGCATCTCCAGGCATCGGTGCTGTCGAAAATGAGTCCCGAGGATGTGCTCGGTTCCTGCCTCAATATCGAAACCGGTCGATGGTCGCGTCAGGAATTATTGCGGGTGCAGAAAATATTTACGCGGCTGGGCTGGACCCGCGAGCCGGATCCGCACCATGCGGAGGGCTGGCTATATTCTCGACCGGGCTAAAAAGCGCGGCCTCGACCTGCGCGCAGATGGCATGCGCGACGACAAGATGAACTTCCTGGATCAGCGAAGTGCGGTGCGATGGCACGCGCAGGCAGATATCGCAGAGAGGCAGCATCGCGCCGCCGCTGCGGCCGGTCATGCCGATGGTGGTCAAGCCAAGCTGCCGCGCGCGCTTGAGCCCCTGGATGATGTTGGACGAATTGCCCGATGTCGATAGCCCGATGAAAATGTCGCCGATCATGCCGAGTGCCTCGATCTGCCGCGCGATCGCCCAATCGTAGCCGAAATCATTGGCCAGCGCGGTCAGCACCGCGCTGTCGGCCGTCAGCGCGATCGCCGGCAGCGCCGGCCGCGGAAAATTGAGATTGCCCATGAGCTCGCCGGCGATGTGCTGCGCGCCGGCGGCGCTGCCGCCATTGCCCGCGAGCAGGATCTTGCCGTCGGCGATCAGGCATTGCGCCATCGTGTCGGCGGCATGCGCGGCGGCCGCTTCCAGCTCTTCGTCGAGCAGCGCCGCGGCGATCGCGGCGCCGCTGAGGGTGAAATGCTCGCGAATCGACATCAAGGCTGCAATTCAGCGTCCCAATAGAGCCAATCGCCAAAATCATTCTTGATGTCAGCGGGCAATAATTCAAGTCCCGCGCGCAGCAGCTCGGCGCGCGTCGGCCGTCGTGGCTGTTTCAGCGGCCGCATGCTGCCATCGGCGCCGACCACGCCGCGCCGGCCGCTGAAATTAGCCGGCTTGTGGCCCTTCTTGGAATTGCAGCCGACGCAGCACGCCAGGATGTTCTCCCACACCGTTTTGCCGCCATTGGCGCGCGGGATCACATGATCGAGCGTCAGCTCTTCGGTCGGGAATGGCGCGCCGCAATACTGACAGCGGTAGCGATCGCGCAGATAGACCGATCGCCGGCAGAATTTCGGTTCGCCGGCGACCGGCGCGTAATGGCGCAGCGCCACGATCCGCGGCACCGGGATCGATACCGAGGGCGACCGCATGAAGTAGCCCGGCCAGGTATCGACCACCGTGACGCGGTCGCGGTACAGCGCATGCACCGCGTTCTCGCAGGAAATCAGCGAGGGCGGCCAGGTCGAGAGCGGCAGGTAGTCGGCATTGAGTACGAGGGTCCGCGTCGGCCTTCGTTCCTTGGTGAGCACGCTGGACATGGATCCTTCCTCTGCATTCGATGGCTCCGGGGGGAAGATTCGAACTTCCGATCTGCCGGCCTCTTGCGAAGCCAGCCGCTCTGACCGCTGAGCTACCCCGGATTGAATTACATCAAGGGAAACCTCGCGGTGATATCGCGCACCTGGCGCCGCAGCGCGGGCCCGATTCCGAGGGCCGTCACGATCGGGGCACCCGTGAACGCCGGTGGCATGACATGCCCTTTGTCGGCCACCAGAACGCACGGCAGGCCCCTTTCGCGCGCCTGGTCATAGGCGGCGCGCAAATCGGGCTCGCCGGGCGCCATGAGCACGATCTTGGTGCCCACGCCATCGGCCTGATAGCGGTGCGAAACGTCGGTGGGAGCTGAGAGGAAGGATCCAAGGAAGGCGTGGCCAGCCTGGCTGGCCGCCTTGCCTGCGGGCATGTCGAGATCGCCGCGCAGAATAGCGTAAAGACGGAGGGTCGAATCAATCTACAGCATGTCGAACCTTCAATTTGGCGCGTCGGGCAGGGATCGAACCTGCGACCAGTCCCTTTAGAGTGGACCGCTCTGCCGCTGAGCTACCAACGCAAATGCTTGTTGGCGAGCTATATGCGCGAGCCGGCGATCGAAGTCAAGTGGAGCCCTTGCACGGAATCGAACCGAAATCGGCGCCTTACGAGGACGCTGCTCTGCCACTGAGCTACAAGGGCGATTTGGTAGGCCCGGCGGGGATCGAACCCGCGACATCCCGGTTAAAAGCCGGGAACTCTACCGACTGAGTTACGGACCCTTGGTGCGCAGCGCGGGAATCGAACCCGCATGCCTTTCGGTACCGGTTTTTGAGACCGGCGCGTCTACCAGTTTCGCCAGCCGCGCAACGAATTGGCGCACCCGGCGAGAGTCGAACTCGCAATCTTCCGCTTCGGAGGCGGACGCTCGGTCCAGTCGAGCTGCGGATGCATGGTGCTCCCGGCCGGAATCGAACCGGCGACCCGCGGCTTAGAAGGCCGCTGCTCTAATCCGACTGAGCTACGGAAGCGAATTGGCGCGCCCTAGAGAACTCGAATCCCTAACCTCCTGATCCGTAGTCAGGCGCTCTATCCAGTTGAGCTAAGGGCGCAGGGAAAACTGGTGCCACGTAGGGGACTCGAACCCCTGTCTCTGGAGTGAAGGTCCAGCCACCTGGCCGCTAGTAAGAACGTGGCATTTTGACGTAGCAGCGGCCGCCGGCGGTCGGTATCAATCGGCTGGCCGGAAAATGTTCCTCGATCGCGCGGCGCGCGCCCGGCAGATCGAAATAATCATCGAATAGCAGCACGCCATGCGGCACCAGCAGCGGGTACATCGTGCGGATCACCGCCTGATAGCTGTCATACTGATCGCAGTCGCAATGAATGAACGCGACATCGCGCAGGTCGGGCGGATGCGTGGCGGGATAGACGCCGACATGAAAAATCGCCGCTGGCAGCGCCGCGCGAATCGTGTCCAGGTCGACGTCGCCGAAATCGCCGATTTGATGGCGGTCGGCCGATGTTGCGATCGGCATGCCGGCGAACGTATCGAAGAGATGCAGCGTGCGATCCTGGCGCAGCGCGATCTCGTAGAGCCGCAGCGCCGAGCCGCCTTTGTAAACGCCGATCTCGACAAAGCAGCCCGCCGGCGCCGCGGCCGCCAGCTCGCTCATGGCATCGAGACACGCGAGCGGCACGATCGATGGCAACATGCTGGTACTCCGTGACGGAATTGAACCGCCGACATCCTGGGTGTAGGCCAGGCGCTCTGCCGCTGAGCTAACGGAGCAAATCATATAACGCAAATCATATAACAAAATTGCGATAGTGGTCGGGGTAGCTGGATTTGAACCAGCGATCTCTCGCTTCCGAAGCGAACACTCTTGCCAGGCTGAGCTATACCCCGAAAATTGCCGCCTTGACCCTCTTCCCCATAATCACTATTTTGAGGCGTACGTTGAGTCTCCGCAGGGTGGTTCAAGCATTGCGGGTTACCACAAAGGCCGGGGCCACGAACCCCGGCTTTTTCGTGGCAAGACGCCGCTAGGCTTGCTACCTAATGCCGGAAAATTGTGGCATATATTCCGGAAAATATGGCGCCCACGGCCAGGCTCGAACTGGCAGCCTTCCGACTAGGATTCGGATGCACGTCCGATCGTGCTGCGCGGGCAATTGGTCGGGGCGAGAGGATTTGAACCCCCGGCATCCTGCTCCCAAAGCAGGCGCTCTGCCAGACTGAGCTACACCCCGTGGCGCTCCCAAGCGGAATCGAACCGCTGTTGCCGGCGTGACAAGCCGGTTGCCTACCGCTGACAGATGGGAGCAAACACAAATTGGTGCGCGCGGAGGGATTCGAACCCCCGACCTACCGGTTAAGGGCCGGCGGCTCTGGCCTGGCTGAGCTACGCGCGCGCATCATTGGTATGCCCGGAAGGAATCGAACCTTACGTCGATCGCTTATCGAGCGATTGCTCTGCCATTGAGCTACGAGCACACGGATGATGATGCGTCATCGTGCATGATGGTGCGGAGTGGTGCATCCGGAAGGACTCGAACCTTCGTAGCCATAGGCAACAGATTTACAGTCTGCCGGTTTTGCCGCTCACCCACGGATGCAAAAATATGGAGCCCGGTATCGGAATCGGACCGATGACCTGTGCCTTACCAAGGCGCTGCGCTACCACTGCGCCAACCGGGCGGAAAGTCCCTCAATGTACAAACATGTACAAACATGTACAAATTGGCGGTGCCGGGAGGATTCGAACCTCCGGATCGGATTTCGCCGATCAATGGTTTAGCAAACCACCGCGATCGACCACTCTGCCACGGCACCAAAAAAAGCGCCGGGACAGGAAGGCTCTCGGATTTGCCTTTGGAGAGCGCGGCCGGTCGCCGCCTTCCTGTCCCTCGCCAGGCCCGGTATCTCCGGCCTGACTATCTCTTCGAATTGGCGGGTGCGGGGAGATTCGAACTCCCGATGCCCTTGGGGCACGGCGGTTTTCAGGACCGCTGCGATAAGCCGCTCTGCCACGCACCCAATTTGGCGGATGGGGTGGGATTTGAACCCACGGTGCCGCGAAGCACTCCGGTTTTCGGGGCCGGCGCAATCGTCCACTCTGCCACCCATCCTCACAACTGAAACTGCATGCCGGCGAGCTCGATCGTCGCGCGCGGCGGCCGTGGCCGCTCGTAATACTTGGCGCGCGACGCGCGCAGCCGGCGCTTGCGGCGCACGCGCTGGATCTCCAATCGGTATTCCCAATAGATCAGCGCCGGCACATTTGACGGCCGCGAATTATTGCAGGCGAAGCAACAGGCGGCCGTGTTTTCCCAATCGTGCGGACCTTGATGCGATATCGGAATGATGTGCTCGATCGAGATATCGGTCGGTCGCGACAAGCTGGTATCGGTCGGCGGCTCGGTCATTTCGCAACCGCAGTAGCAGCAATGATGATTTTGTTCTTCGGACAGCAGCGTGCGCAGCTCCGCGCGCGTCATGCTGCCCCATGGCGTGCGATATTCCGACGATTTGATCAGCACCGTGCGCGCATGCTGGCGGCAATCCTCGGCGCGGTTCGATTCGCCGATGCCGTCGTAATAGATCGCCGCGGCAAACAATTGCCCCATGAAGCGACGAATCTCTCTTCGCCCGCTCGTCATCCTCGAATAATATCATAAATGGCGGGCGGTGCTCGATTTGAACGAGCGATACCCTTGAACGGGCATGCCGCGTTTCCAACGCGGTGCAATCGACCACTCTGCCAACCGCCCAAGAGGTTGGTGTCCGCGAGAAGACTCGAACTTCCATGCCTTGCGGCGCTGGCCTCTCAAGCCAGTGCGTCTACCAGTTTCGCCACGCGGACAAAGGTTTGGTGCGCAGGGAGAGATTCGAACTCTCATGACCGAAGCCACACGATTCTGAGTCGTGCGCGTCTACCAGTTTCGCCACCTACGCAATTTGGTGCGGACAGGGAGAATCGAACTCCCACGCCTTTCGACAACGGATTTTAAGTCCATCGCGTCTACCGATTTCGCCATGTCCGCTAAATTGGCCGCGCGTGCGGGAATCGAACCCTGCCTGACCGGTTTGAGGGACCGGTGACCTCCCTGAAGTCGAACGCGCGATGAATTGGCAGCGGTGGCACGGATTTGAACCTGCGACCCGCGCGCTCAAAACGCGCTGCTCTTCCGGACTGAGCTACACCGCTATGAAACTGGCAGCGGCTCGGGGAATCGAACCCACGATAGACCGGGTCAGAGCCGGTTCCTCTACCATTGAGGTAAGCCGCATCGATCGAATTGGAGCCCAGCGCGAGGAATCGAACCCGCGACCTTCGCTTTACAAAAGCGCTGCTCTACCGCTGAGCTAGCCGGGCATTGGGGCGATCGGAGAGGATCGAACTCCCGAATAGCCGATTCACAGTCGGCCGCGTTAGCCACTTCGCCACGATCGCCACGGTAATTGGAGCACCGTCCAGGTATCGAACCTGTTATTCGGTTTTGCAGACCGATGCCTCTCCATTTGGCTTACGGCGCGAAGCTGGCACCGGGCAGAGGAATCGAACCCCTGTTAGCGGGTTTGGAGTCCGCGGCACTTCCACTGTGCTAGCCCGGTAAAATGGAATTGGCTCCGGCGGCAGGGCTCGAACCTGCGACACCCTGATTAACAGTCAGGTGCTCTACCTGCTGAGCTACGCCGAAAAATCCGGTGTGATTTGGAGCGGCATACCGGAATCGAACCGGCTCGCCAGCTTGGAAGGCTGGAGCGTCGCCAATACGCTCAATGCCGCGAATTCTGGTGCCCAAGGTTCGAGTCGAACGAACATCTTTGGTTTTTCAGACCAACGCCGTGAACCGCGTAGGCTACTTGGGCAAATTGGGAGCGGGGGAGGGATTTGAACCCCCGACCTCAAGGTTATGGGCCTTGCGAGCTACCGGTCTGCTCCACCCCGCACACGGCGTGGATTCGAACCACGGACCTCCGGATTGGTTGCGGGAGCGGGATTTGAACCCGCGTGAGACGGCTTATGAGACCGTGCTGGCGCCGCTCCAGTCCATCCCGCATTAATCGATCGATTGGTAGGCGCTGACGGAATCGAACCGTCGACCAAACCGTTATGAGCGGCTCGCACTGCCATTGTGCTAAGCGCCCGAATTGGAGCGGAAGACGGGAGTCGGACCCGCGACCTCAACCTTGGCAAGGTTACGCTCTACCCCTGAGCTACTTCCGCATTCGTTCCGTGCGTGCCCCCGAATCATAATGAAAATGGTGGACCCGGCGAGGTATCGAACCCGCTGCCTCCTGTGTGCAAAACAGGCGCTCTCCCATTTGAGCTACGAGCCCATTGATCGAAATCGATTAAATAATTTTCTCTGTGCTTTTCCATGGCCGCAGGACATTTCAAGTCCCGCCGCTGTCAGGTGGTATGGCCCGCTTGCGCGGTGAACCGTTGGTAGGCGAGGGGAGTCCGAATCGGGACTCGCATGCTCGTGACTTCCAACCCCTTCGCTCTCAACAAACCAATATCGAACCCAACAAAAAACCCCTCGCTAGCTTTCGCCGGGGAGGGGTTTTCTATGATCGCTCTCGCTGTCGATCAGATAGACTTCGACCCCTGCCCCTGTGTGGCTTCCCATGGATTGATCGACATGGACATGCACGCGGGTAGCCGCCCTTGCGAACTTATCGCTCGGGTCGGTGATTGGTGCGAATGATCATATCTACATAACATGGCGCGCGGATCATCGGGACTCGTCGTGGATTTGTCAACGTCGATTTGATAAAATTTTAAATGAGTTATTTTTTCGGTGGCCAAGTTCTGTCGGCGCCGCAAATGCGCGCGGTGCTGAGCGAGGCGCAGAATCATCGCTGCTGCTATTGCGGCGTCAAAATGATCGATATGCGCGGCGATCGGCTGTGCGCGACGATCGATCATGTTATCCCCAAATCGCTGGGCGGCAGCGACGATTGGGAAAATCTGGTGGCGGCCTGCGATCTGTGCAACGTGACGCGCGGCATTACCGATGCGTTTTATTTCTTCCATGCCCGCGATGAGCTGAGCCGCCTGCACGACGCCTTCATGATCCAGCGCGTCAATCGCAGCATGACTGCCTACGATCGCGCCGGCAATATCATCGCGCGGTTCATGGGGAGCCAAGTGCCGCGGCGCCTCAGCGCCATCGCGGCGCCGATTTCCGGCGCGACGTTCGCCACCATCTGGCCCAAGGAAACTCCGGCATGAACGAACAATCGAAAGCCGCCAAGCGCCGAATATACGATCCCGCGTTCACGCTGCGCTATTTCGTCGGCAAGGGCATCGATGTCGGCGCCGGCGGCGACAGCTTGCGGCAACATCAGGGAATTTTTCCCCTGATCGAATCGATCGAGGATTTCGACAAGGCGCAAGGCGATGCGCAAACCCTATCGAGCGTGCCTGATCAGTCGTTCGAGTTTTTACATGCCAGCCACATCCTCGAACATATGGAGCAACCCTATGAGGCACTGGTCAATTGGATACGCGTGGTACGATCCGGCGGCTATCTGATCATCACCGTGCCCGACGAAGACATGTACGAACAGGGCCATTGGCCGAGCATCTACAGCAACGAGCACAAACATACCTTCACGATGAATAAAGCGAAGAGTTGGTCGCCGGTATCGATCAATTTGATCACCATGGCGAATTGGGCGATGTCGATAGCTTCCACCGAGCGCCTGGTATATCAGCGCGAATTCTATCAGCCGCATTTGCATACCGATCAAACGATGGGCCCGGCCGAATGCGCTATTGAGTGGGTGCTGCGGCGACGCTGAAGGAAAGCGGCTGCACGATATTGATCGCGTGCCGGCGGCCATCGCCGCGCTGCAAATCCTCGATATAGACATGGCAATAATCGAGACTGCCGATAAATCCTAGTTCTTCCGCCACCATCCAGGCCGCTCCCGGCGTCGGCGCGCGGCCGATGGCGCCGCTCGACATGCTCATGTGCCGGCAGGTGCCGGATGGATGTCCGTTTTCGATCGAGAACGTCACCAGGAAATTAATCGGAATTTCGACCGTCTGTTCGTTCATCTGCGCCATGTGCGCCGCCTTGCCGGCCGGCGTTTTGATCGCCTTCATCAGCGTCGGCATATCGACGGGATGAATCGCGGCTCGGTCGCGAAGGTCGGCCAATGCGGCTCTTTCGTTGGGCCCGATGATGAAGGGTGTTGCCATCACGAATTCTCCGCTATCAACGCGAGCGATTAGCGATGTTTCCGCCGACCGGGCATGGTGCCAATGCCATAGGCGAAATGATCGAGCAGCCATTCATCGAGCACCCTATTGCCAACGGGTGTCAGCTCTATCGGTGGTTTGGTTACCCAACCCGTGTTGGCCATGCGGTCAAACATGCGGGAGATCGCGCCGCCCGCGCGCGCCTGGAACTTGCACCAGCCCGTTGAACCATAAACACGGATGCGTGCCATGCCCAAAAGTTGCGCGCGGGTCGGCGTGGCGGTAACTCTCATGTCGGCGGACCAATCAGCCGAATACAGTGCTCCAGCTCGGTTTCCAGCGGCGGCGAGATCAAGTGGTGCGTTTCATAGATGCGCAGGCAATTGAGCAAGGAATTGCGCGGCCGCCGCGCCGGGCTGTTCCGTTCGGCGCTGGTGATGCCGACCAGCGTGGGGCGCCGGTGCCCATAGCTGGCCGCGATATCGAAAATATATTGGGCAAATTCGAACCACGACATGCCGCGGCCGCCGCAAAAATGGAAAGTGCCGAATTTCGTGCCTCGGTCCGCCACGCGGCGCGCCAGCGTGAAGATTGCCTCCGCGATCGCGCGCGCGCCGGTCGGCGCGCTGTATTGATCGTTGACGATGCGGATTTCCGTTTGCCGCGTGGCCAGCTCCAGCATGGTTTTCACGAAATTCCGGCCCCACGGGCTATAGATCGACGAGACGCGCAAAATAAAATGACCGCCGCGCTTCTCCGTTCTGATCGCGCGCTCGCCGTGCAGCTTGGAGCGGCCATAGATATTGACCGGATCGGTCGAATCGGTTTCGCGATAGGGTCGCTGCTGTTCGCCGGAAAAAACATAATCGGTCGAGAGATGCAGCAACGGAATATTCATCATCGCGCAGGCGCGCGCCACATTGAGCGCGCCGACATGGTTCGCCCCCATGGCTTCGTCGACATGGATTTCCGCCAAATCGACATTGGTATAGGCCGCGCAATTCACCACCAAGTCAGGCTTCGTTCCGGCCAGCGCCCTGATGATTGCTTCGGGAGTGCGGATATCAAGTTGGCGATTGTATCCGATTAAGATGAGGTCGGTCGGCCAGTAATATTTTAACGCGGTACCGAGCTGCCCGTCGATTCCCAGCACCACCACATATTTCATCGCGCTTCCTCTATTGATCGAAAATGGCGGCCGCGTGCGTTCTTTTCCCGGCGTATGATGAAAGAAATCTCAAGCAAGGGGTTCACCGAAGCCCCAAGCAAGAGGTTCATCCTAGGACCGAACCGGTTCGCGATTCCTGCCTCGCTTGTAAGATACGCTCGATGCCCTCGCTAGTTGGCGAGGCGGCCGCAGGCACTTGTCTATCAGTCCATGCTCAAACATTCCGATTATGGCACAGGCGCGATTCGCGGTGAAGCGCATGGCGCCAATTTTTCTTGCGCGGCCCGATACTGCTCGGGCGCGCCCATGATCTTCGCCAGCCACAGCGCATCGCGGCGCCGCAGGGTCTTGAGGTACGCGCCGCACGATCGGCTGTCATCGATCGCCTTGACGAAATGCGCGTCAAGCTGTTCCAGGAACGTCATGACGGGAACCTCAATTCCGCCGGCGAAATCTCCGGCTCCGGCAGCTTTTGAAACGCATGCTCGAAATCCCGCAGCACCGCTTCGTCGTTCGTCAGCGGCATGATGACCGCCACATAGGCATGAACCGCAACGCCCCGGTCGGTCACGCCCGTCCATCGCCGGCATTGGACGCCGTCGATAAATTGCATGACGGACGTTGGCGTCAGCGCGAGTTTCATCGCGCTTATTTCCGCCGCCGCGCGCCGCTGCGCTTGGTGGCGTTGCGCGACGCGGATACCGCCGGCGGCTTCGAGCCACCGGGCCGGCCGAGCCCAATCGACTTCGCGAATTTCGAGCGCGACGCGCTATAGCCGGTCGAGACGACGCGCGCACCCTTGAACGCCACCTGATAATTCCCCGGCGTTAGAGCGTGCGCCTGCCGCAAATGCCGCGTCAGGGTTTTCATCGGCCCCTTGCCGCACACCCGGCAGAAAATACCGGCGACAGTATCGCGCCGCGCCACCGCGGCTACCGGCATCGGACCGAGCGGCGGCTCGTCGATGGCCACCAACGACTTGTGAACCGTGCTGATCAGGTTCGGCAGGTCGCCGGCGGGCAGGTGATTGAAGGATAAAAAACTGGTGACGATTCGAACCGTGTTGCTCTGCACGGAATCGATCGCCGGTAGCGGATCGAGATTTTCGGACATGGCATGCTCCCTTGGTTGGGGGTATTGAGTGAGGGGCGCCGGCCAGGGGCAGGGGGATGCGTGGCCGGCGCCGCTCGGTAACCCAGGCGGGCGCTTTAGACCCGTCGCCTGGATCGGACGTCCACACGGACAAATGGAGTCCGATTGGTGTGCGCGGCGATGAATTGCGGCGAAAGTTTTTCGCGTACCGCGTCCATATCGAGCCGCGCCTGTTCGCCTTCGCTGATCGTCGCGTAGAACAGCTCGCCATCGATGCGCGGCTTGCCGGACTTGGCCAGCCGCGTTTTCAGCGCCTCTTCGCTTTCGCCGATGGTGGCAAGCTGCGCCTTGATGATGCCGAGCCGATCGACGCACGCCGCCAGCGGTATTTTTGCCTTGTCCGCCTGTTCGAACGCGGCATGGCAGAACCGAATCGCTTCGGTCAAGGCCCGTTGCGCCTGGTCGAACGCCGCCAACGCTTCATCGCTGGGCGGCGTTAAAAGTTCCGTGGTATCCGACATTTTGAGCTTCCTTCTCTAGACGGTGTTGATGAAAATAGAAGTGATCGAAAACGATGAATAAAGATAAAGCGAAACTGTTTCCCTGTCAAGCGTTCGCGTGAACTCTTTTCTTGTGCTTTTTAGGGACATTGTCGGCAACCCATGCCGACAGAACCATGCTGATCCAGTGCGGCGGCGCGGTCGGAATGCCGCGCGAATTGAATCCGCGCTCCCAATAGTTCACGGCGCGCCGGTCGCGGCCGACGATGGCCGCCAGCTCGTCGACCGTCAGCTCGTGCCGTTCGCGGAAAGCGACAAGATCGGTGCCGGTGGCGATATTGATGCGGGTCATGGCACTCATCCTTTTCGGAATGATATTTCGGATTGCGGTGGCGGTGGCGCGGGCGCCGCTGTTTTGGCGCCGAGCGAAGCGGCGGCGGCGGCGGCGATTTCTTGAGGATTCATATTGAGGATTTTATTGCCAAGAGAGAATGCGTCGGCGCTCAACTCCCGCTCGACCTTAAAAGCCACTTCGTCGAGAATCGCGCGCGTCAGCGCCAACGTGGCACGCGCCTCGACCGCCTCTTTGATCGATGCGAATTCTCCCGTCATCTTGCGCACCGCGCGTCGCCAGCGCCAGTCGACGATTAGCGCGCCGCAACTCACGCCACATAGGAAGACGAGGAAGAGCCCAGCGATGATTCGGCCGTCGCTCATGATCGCCACCTTTTCGGCGCTTGGAGTCTTTCCGTCTCGGTCGCATCGGGCAGCGTCATCACATAGTCCGCCTTGCTGCGCCACACGGCGCCGCACTCCAAACAGCGGATCGAGGAATAGGCCGATGGCGTTTCGCGATAGCCATTGAACGCGGAAAAGTTGCAGTTCCGATTCAGCACGCGCCACGCCTGCCGGACAAAAGCATGCTTTTGTCCGCGCGATGGAGCGGGACAGGTGCAGGCCTGGCCGCCGCTCATGCGCGTGGCCTCGCGGGGCCGAGCAGGATAGGCATTGCGGTCGCCGCTGGTGGCCCGTAGCGGCGTTGCAGCTCGGGCGGCACCTTCTCGCCATAGGCATATTGCGCGCGCACCAGCGCCGCGTAGCCGCGTTCCGTGAGGCTATACCATTCGGCCGGCGGTTCGCCGCATCGCCACGGATTGTGCTCGGTCACCCAGCCGCGATAATCGCAGGCACGTATCGTGCGCGGCGAAAATCGCATGGCCTTCGCGGTCGAGCATGGGCAAGCGGCCCGTCGCGTCCGCCCTGGCCAGCCACCGCGCCATGCTGCGCGCAGCGCGACCGCGCGGCCGGTTTCCGATTTTCCGAAAAGCAATTTGAGAATGTTCATGGCGCATCTTTCATTTGAAGCGCGCGAATGACATTCGCCAGATTTTGAACATCGCCGATAAAGCCAGGCCGCCGTTCGTTCGAAGCACCGCGATCGCTCCGATAGCAGACCAGGTCGCCGAAGATGCGCGCCGCCGCATCCTCTGGCGTCGGCTCGGCATCGATAATCTGTCGCCACTGCTCGGGCGGCCGAACGCATGAATCTTCCCATTTCCGCTCGATCAGCTTGCGATCCTCATCGGTCAGCTTTGACATGGCTCATGCTCCCTTGTTCATGTTTCCTTGTTGGTGGAAGTTGATTCAAGCTCGGCTAGGCGCGCACGTAGTTTTTCCATGCCGCGTTCGAACGCCTTATGCATCTTCTCTTGGAGCCTCCCGAATTCTTCGCAAGCGGCATGGCTATCGGCCTCGCCGGCGACAGATAATAAGGCCTCGATTTCCAATCGCGTGAGACGCATCGATCATGCTCCCTTGCGTTGTTTCAGCCCGGCGCGGTCCGACGAATCGTCGCTGATCATTCGCTCGGCAAACCCGAACGGGAATCGGAATTTCGGATCGCGGAACCCGAACAGGTGATACTTGTTCGAAGTATCGACCTTGCGATCCTCGGCCGGATACAGTTCCACCGCCTCGCAGTCCGGCCCGAGCACGTCGTTCTTGATGGCTTGGAAATGCCGCCAGTCGCGCAAGATCGGGCCGCCGTCGCGGCGCCGGATATTGATCCACACCAGCCCGCCATCCTGCTCGTGCGAGGTCACCTGATAGATATCGTTGAGCCAATAGGTGGCGTGTGTCGTTTCGTGCTCCAATTGCGCGCGCGCGCCTGCTTCCGACAAGCCCGTGAGCCGCATTGTCTCGCGGACATGTCTATCCGATACCGGCCTGATGACCGCGCGTTCCAGGTGGCGCCAGCCATTCTTCGCCATGGCTAAAGCGCCTCGATGCGCGCGATCAGCGCTTGCGCATCGGCCATGGCGCGTTGCTTGTGCGCGCGATGGCTCGGCACCGGCGCGCCGGTGGCCTTCTCGATTTCGTCATGAGTTGGCCAGTGCGAAGGATAGACCGATCCGTCCGGCCGCGTTTTGAACAGCGACGCGGCGAGCGCGACGCGGCGATGGGCATCGCCGGCCAGGCCATGCGTGCTCAATGCCGCCATCAGTCCGTTGTAGACGATTCGATCGTAATCGATTCCATAACGACGATGATGATCCTTGCGGATCGGCACCAGCGCGTCCAGGTCCGCCGCGATATCGCCCTTGGCGATCTTCATGGTCCCATCCTCCAATCCGGCTTTTAGGCGCTGTTCATCGGTGAGCCACAGGCCGCGCCGCTTCAGCTCGGCCAGGGCATCGGCCTGATCCGGCCCACGACACCAGCACGCGCGGATGATCACCGCGTAGGCCTCGATTTCCGTGACCGGGTCCAGGCCGGCTTGTCGCTTTTGCGTGGCCATGATCAGGCCGCCGCTTGCAGAATTTGCAGCGCGCCGGCGGCATTGCCGCTTTCGAGCGCCTGCCGTGCCTGTTCCGCAATTGCCTTCCACACGATCCGCGGTGCCTTGGCCACGGTGGCGCCGGGCGCCGCGAAATGCGGATCGCGCACGCGCACGAAAGGCTGGCCCGGCATGTCGTGCTCGACATAACCATCGATCACGTCGCGCGGCGCATAGACCAGCGGCACGATGTTGTATTGCTGGCGCGTGACCTCGCCCATGCGTTCCGTGCATTCGGATTCGTCGGTCCCGCAGTGCGGGCATTCCGAGCCGGTGCGATGGCCGCCGATGTTCCGGCGCACGAAAAAGGAATCGAATTCCTTATGGCACCCATTGCAGGTCCAGCCGACGCGCTCGGTGGCGGTGACGTCATAGGGCAGCACCTTGCACCACGGCGCACCGTCCGGCCGGCCATAGAGCAACGCGGCGACGCGGCGGCCACGCGCGAAATCGTAAGGCTTGCCTTGCGGCGTGGCGAACGATATGCGGCCGACCGTATTATCGGCGAAGGTCGCGACATAAACGGGGAACGGATAGACCGATTGCTTCGACATGGGAACCTCACGGCTAGACGGTTGGGGTTGAACGATAGGCGCATCATAGGAAACTGTTTCCTGGCCTGTCAATGAAAATCGACCGGCGCGATTAAAATAATTCGACCGGAAAATAGGTTGTGCCCGAGGGCCGGCCGGGCACGGCCTTCAGGTGCTCGGCCATTTCTTCCCTGGTGCAGCCCGAATGCGCGATCGGCGGCGATCCAATAGCTGATCGACAACCTCCGGTGGGAGAAACGGCAAAACCGACGCCAGCATTCCAGACAGAAATCCGGCGCAGAAAGTCGTGACCTCGATTTCACCATTAACGCCACGTAGCTTGGCGATAGCCTCAACATGGGCCATCAACTCATAAGCGCTCGGCGATGCCGATAATGGTTTGGTGCGAACGTCTGGCATTTTCAAGCCTCGGCGCCAGTGGATAATATAATATATCCGCCGCACCCCTCGGCGAAACTCTCGTGCCAGCATTCGCGGCCTTTATCATCGATCCACTGGCCGTTGTCGCCAACCCGTCGGCGCAGGTAGTCTCGCGCCTTATTGATTGTGTCGGTGGAATGAATTGACACGCCGTCACCGGGTTCCCCGGCGTGTCCATCGGCAGCGTAGCGGATAATTTCGTAGATCATCGTTCGTCACTCCTTCCTCACAGGGATGCGTAGCCAAAGCATTCCCGCGCGACGCGCTCGATTTCCCCTTCGTCGGGCGAAAACCGGGTGCTCGCGCCCCAAGCCGTTATGGTGTCGTCATGCGCGTGCCCGACCAGCTCGCACTCCGCGAGCGGGAACCCGAAATCGTACATGTCGGCGTCATAAGCCTTGGTGCCGACGATGACGAGTTCGAGGCAGCGTTGGCGGCCGAGATTGTCGATATAGCCGTCCACCAGCCAATCGCCGGCGATGCGTTTGCGGATTGCATGGGTCATGACGCGCATGCTCCCTCGGTTAAATCCTCGACCAGTTCCAGGCCTTCCGTGGTGCGGCCGCGTTCCTGCCAGGAGCGCAGATAATCGAGGTCGCCGGGTTGGTGGTCGGGCGCCAATTCATCGACGCCGGCATTGTCGAAATCGTCGCCGAATTCCATTTCGGTACTGCCCGCCAGCCCGCGCATGGGCGCGCCGACCCGGAAATAAACCGGCGCCCATTCCGCGACGCGATCGGCGGCAAGCTTCAGCGCGGCCTCGGGAGATTTTGCCTCGACTTCGATCCGGACGCGGACAATCGGGCGGACGTGAACGGCATAGGTGGGCATGGCAATTACCTCCGGGTTGGGCGCAAGGCGCGTTGCAGGCGCCGGCGCAAGAGTTTTTCGTCGCTCGATAGCTCGCACCCGCCATCGGCGGCACGCATGATTACGCCACGCTCATCCTCCGTCAGGGACGAATCGATATGCTCGACCTCCCCGCGTTCCACGTCGTAATAAAATTCCAGCGGGCAGCGGCCATCCCGGTCGCGGATTGCATTGCCTTCATAGTGCCATTGCGTGGCACGCAAGCGCTGGATGAAATCCTTGGGCAGCGCGATAATCATGACCTGGTCTCCGGCATGACGGGTTGGCCGGCCGCGCGCATCGTGTCGCGCTTCGCCATGCCGCGTTGCTGGTAGCGATACTCCCGCAGCAACGCCCTTGCGGCTTTGTCCATGGTCGGATACCAGCACAGCACGCGCACGTGATAGGTGCCGCCGTGATGAACGTGAACGCCATAAGCCGTTGGCTGGCTATCCGGCCCGACCGATAGAACGCGCAACGTGATGGTGCCGAGCGCGATGTCGCCGAGACATACCTTGTAGGCCGCCGGCGTATAGGTGAATTTGTGCGCCATGTTGATTCTCTCGATAGACGGTTGGAGGTTGATCGATAATGATAGATTCATGCTAGCGGAAACAGTTTCCTTATGTCAAGCGGATTCGCTTGTCCCTCACAAATTCATCGCGCGATCATACTCGATCATTTGTTGGCTCCCATGGGATCGGCCGTGTCTTCCGCGACTTGCAACCACACGCCGACCCAAATATTTCCGCCTTCGATCCGCAGGGGCGGCGGCACGATCAAATCGAGGCTCGCGCCTTTTTCGCGCGTGTTCCAGATCAGCGTTTCGGCGCGCTTCACGGCGGCGACGGCAACGCCGAGATCGTCATTGGCCATCTTGCGCGCCGCGTCGGCGCGGCCGGCGATATGGGCGAGCGCGCCGACGGCGCCGCGCGTTGCCGGCAACCTGGTCAAGAGCCGGCTGGCGCGTTTGATTGCCACCAGGTCCGCCGGCGACAGGTTGAGCCAGGTCACGACGCCACCGCGCGCCGATAGATCGCGAGATAGCGGCTTGCCATGCGATTGTTCGCGGCGTGGGCCTTGCATTCATCGGCTGTTGGCTCGCTGGGATTGGCCATGAATTGATCGAGCATGGCGTCCAGCTCGCAATATTCGGCATGGAGCGCGCCGAGCGCGGCCACCAGTTCCTTGTAGGATGGCTTGCGCGCGGTCATGGCCGCAGATCCATGGCGTCGCACCACACGTCCGGCGCGTCGCCGGCGAGGCCAAGCTGGCGCAAATTGCTGCGCAGCATGCGCAGGCTGGCGCGCCAATTGGTTGGCGTGATGGGCTGGGCGATGCCGGCCGCGCCTTCTTCCTCGTTGAGCAGGCGCACCAGGTCGGCGGCCTCGCGATTGGCGCGGGCTTGGGTGCGGCAGGGGATCAGCGGCGTGCCCGGCACGATGCGCGACACGGCTTGAACGACGAATACTTTCATGGCGAGGTTCCCTTTCAATCGAAAGATCGGCCGCGACCGTTATGCGGCTCGGCGATACCGACGAACAGGCCGGCCTGTTTGAGACGCGAGGCGAGATTGTGCGCGGTCCCGATCGCGACGAACAATCGATCGGCGCGCCATTCGAGGCCGGCTTCGGCGGGCAACGCGGCGAGCCAGGCGCGGCCGGCCTCGGTGCGCGGCGTGAGAATGGCGTGGGGCGGCCTGATTTCGAATGTCACGTCGATAGCGGCGCGCGGCCGCGTTAGGGTGTCGCTCATGGCGCCCATCCGATGAAATGGTCGGCGAGCCAATACCAGGCGACGGCCTGAATCGCGGCGGCGGCGAACAACAGGCGCCAGCCGAGATAGGCGGTGGGATCGAACGTCATGGCGTGAATTCCCATTTGCCGATGGCGGTGCCGTCGGCATCGCGGATTGTTCCGTGTGCCTGCCCCGCGCGGATGCATTCGGCAATGAGCGCGAAAATGCGGAGGGTTTCCGCGTGGCAAGATAAATCGTCGTCGAACGCGGCGGTATCGGTCGAAAATTCCAGCTTGAACATGATCGCGGTTTCCTTTCGTCGATTCACTTGCGTTTGATTTCCCACCAACCGGAAAACCGTTCATCGACGATTTCGCCGGCCAGGTAACCTTCCTCGCAAGCCTTCGCGACATGCTCGACATGCGGCGCGAGCCATTCCGCCAGTTCGGAGGTATCGGCCGGAAGGGACGCGCGGCGCGCTGTCCAAATCTTGATATTGAGTGTGGCGGTCGCCATGAGCTTTTGTCCTAGACGGGTTGAACGGTTGCGATGCCTTGTTCTACCGGAAACAGTTTCCCCACGTCAAGTCGATTCGTCGCGGACGCGGCAACTATCGCGTGGCATTTTCATAAAAGTGTCGGGATAATGTCGGCGACGGATGGTGCGACGGAAGGGGATCGACGGATGGGAGAATATCGGATCGACGATGGGGTACCGTTGCCGGCGGCGCGGGTTGGGCGCAAGCGCGGGGTGCAGTATCCGTGGGGCGGGCTGAAGCCGGGGCAGTCGTTTTTCGTGCCGTTGCCGGCGCGGGAGAAGTATGCGCGGGAGGGGGTGACGATCACGGTATTGGAGGGTCGGCTGATCGCGTCGTGGAATTATTACAAGCGGACGCGCAATTTGCCGGAAGTGACGTTTCGGTGCGAGGAAGCGCGGGAGGCGGTACCGGGCGAGATCGGCGGCGCGCCGGTGGGGAAGTTGGTGCGAGGGGTGCGGGTATGGCGGGTGCGATGATTTGGGGCGGGCTGGTGGCGTGGTGCGTGGTGGTGTACGGGTTCGCGGCGTTCGGCGTGGTGGAGCTGGTGGGGCTGGCGGCGCGCGGCTGCGGACTGTGAGGCCGGGGTAGGCCATGCCCGCCGGTGCATCAGCCGCCATCCACCAGGGCCGCCAGGCGGGCATCTTGGGCCGCGCTGGCCCCATGGTAGCGGGCGACCAGGATATCGATCCCTAGGCCCGCCTCGTCGGGCTGGAGCGCATGGCAGGCGATCAGGTCGGAACCGAGCCAGGCCTGGCGTTGGCCGGGGCAGTGCCGGTGATGGATGGCCCATACCGGCTGGCCGCGCAGGCCGCGCGTCGCCACCAGGTGGGACACTTCAGTTTTCGCGCCGGAATCGACGGCATGCTTCACTGGTCAGCCCCCCCCCCCCCCCCCCTATGGGATTTGTCAAGATCGCGGTATAATGCGTGCCTGCCTACCGCCACAAGTTTATCCCGATGGGGTAACTTACACCATTACAAAACGGCGGTTTCGAAAAATCAGGCATCGGGGAGCAAAGTTATCCCCCTAAGAAGTATTAGGATAGCCCTAAGACTTCCCTAAGAATTTCTACGAGTTCTCTTGGTGATTAATCAGCTCATGTAGTTGAAATCATTGAGGAATTGTACGTCAATAAAAATTCAAAAAACGTTCCCCCGCATACGTGTAAGGGCGTGTGCTATATGGTTGTATGTTACATGATTATATATGTATTTCACTCTCTCTCCCCATAGAGAGTTTGTTATGGTGTAATATACTCCAATGTTGTAAGTTATTGTTCCCTATATATAAATTGATTTCTATATTAGATACAATTCATTAATGATCTAAAGGAATTCAATTGTATCTCAGTAACATACAACAGATGATGTGATAGAAAACGGAAGGGGTGGTATGTGAAAAAAACAAGGCAAGCTTAAATAATGGGCAGATGAACGATAAGTGATTGAAATTGCAGGGGAAATTGAGGGAGGGGAGAGAGGGGGGCCGACCGCGTCCGTCTCGGGTTGACGGAGCGGGCCAGCTTGCTTATGCGCGCGTAGAATGCGAATGGGTACTAATGGTTGCAACATTAACCGACAATGATCGGTTCGATATTTGCGGCACCGCACACGCGGGCGTGATCCTTCGCGCCAAGGGGCCGCCTCACGATCTATTCGAAATGCTGCACGGGGCTGGCGAGGTTGCGGTGCTGTGCAAGCTTGCGCCAAGCGACTGGTGGATGGCGCGGGGCTATCGCATCATGAGCAGGGGCAGGTTGCGGGTCGCTTGGGGGCAAGCGGTGCAAGCGGTCACGGAGATAGCACGCGCGCGCGGCCCGGTGCCCGACGCGGTGTTGATGGAACTGCGGCTTCAGCGGCGCGCGCGGCGCCGCGCGGTGCGCGCCTTGGAACGCATGGTCGCGGTTAGCGCCAGCTAAACCAGTGCACGGTATGGGTGCCTGCCAGCGGCATGCGCGTCGCGTTGCGCCGCGCGCGCGCCGTGGCGTTGCGCCGGCGCCGGCGGGCAATGAGCAGCACGGTGGCGAACGCGATGGCCCACAGGCCGAAAAAGACGTCGCCCTCGGGCGTATCGCCCCACAGGTACCACATGAACAAGACCAGGATCGTCAACAGCACGATGCCAATGCGGTTGACGCGGCGCTTGTTGTGCCGCACCTGCTCGGGGGTGGGAATGTAAACCGGGATCATGGCTAGACTCCGTGAGGGTTGATCGAAAAACGCGGCTATATCTTGCACCTGCTAAAATTTCGGCTTGGTTAAAATTTCCGCGACACAAGATGTTGTATTTGCTGCGGTGCAATTTCCGAATAATCGAAATCGACCGATAAGAACGGCTTGATTCGGCCATTCGGCATGTATCATAAGTAGCCTTATGCGATGTTCGGTGGCGAGAAGTTCCGATTTTTCTCATAAGCTGCGCCGGCGCCTGCGCAGCAATATTATTCGCGCGTCGGAAACCCTGTGCTGGCTGTGGCGGGGATCGCGGCAAACCGGCGGCTATGGGCAGATCAGCATCGCGGGCCAAAGATGGTTGGCGCATCGCGCGGCCTGGCGTGCTTGGCGCGGTGAAATTCCGCACGGCTTGAACGTGCTGCATATCTGCGACAATCGACGCTGCATCAATCCGAAACATTTGTTTCTCGGCACGGCACGGGATAATTATTTGGATGCCGTTCAAAAAGGCCGCATGCGGGCGGTTCTCGATCCGCGCCACACGCGCAAGCCCCGGCACAACAAACTGACCGATGCTCAAGTCAGCGAGATTCGACGCTGGCGCGCGCATCGCATGCCATTGCGGCAGATTGCCGAACGCTATGGGATTTCGATCACGCATGTTCATCAGATTGCAACCTATAAACGCAAGGCGCACGTGCTCTAATCGATCCGCAGCGTCTCGCCGAACGGCGCATCCTTGGCGCGGCCGATGACGGCCCATAGCACGGGGTAGTCGGGCGCGACATCGGGGAATGCGCCCTCAAGGTCGGTCAAGTAGATCATCACGGCGGGCGCCTCGCCCTCGGTGGCGAGATACTGGAACGGCGGCCGGAAATCCGTCCCCCCACCACCGGTCATGCGCGGCTCGATGGTATCGCCGGGCCGATAGTCCGCGACCGCTTGAACCTTCGCGTCGCAATCGATCACCAACACGCGGTCGGGTTGCGCGTCATCCAAGATTGCCGTCAGCTCTGCCAGGAATTCGGCCTGCAACGCGACCGTCGAGCCGGACGTGTCGCGCACCACCGCGACCAGGCCGAGCCGGTCCGGCTTCAGCGCCGGCAGATAGAGCCCGGCCGCGATATGCCGGCGATTGGGCGGGAACCACGAATAGTCGCTGGGCAACGCACTGGCGATGAATCGGCGCAGCAAGGCCTGCCAGTCCGCTTGCGGTTCCTTGGTGGCCTCGATTGCCGCGACCATGCCCGCCGGCAACAGGCCGGCGGCCTGGCCGGCATTGACGGCTTGGATGGTGGCCACCTGCCAATCGGCCGCGCGTTGCGCGACCTCGGCCGGCGACGCGGGCGCGCCCTGGCCGTCGGTCGGTTGCCGCATGTCGCCCATGCCCGGCTTGCCGGCGCCCGGCTTGCCGGCGCCATTCTTGGCTTGCGGTGGCGGGACCGGCAGCAAGCCATAGATTTCGTCGGCGGCCATGCCGGCGAATTTAGGATCGTTCAGCGCGTCGTTCGGGAGCGTGAAACCGGCCGCCGTCAGAATCGGATTGATTGCGTGATCGCAGGCTTGATTCCAGCGCTCGTGATCGCGGCCGGCCATGCGCCAGATATGGCCCAGCGCGCAATGGCCGACCTCATGCGCGAAAACGCCAATGGTTTCCGCTTGCGTCAACCCGGTGATGAAATCCGGATTGAACCGGATCGTGGTGCCATCGACATCGGCGGTTTTGATCGCGGCGCATTCCTCGATTTTGAGATGCAACGCCAGCGATCCCCAAAACGGTTGCGCGGCGACCAATTGCGCGCGCGCCGTGGTGAATTTCTCCAAGGGTGTTTTCATCGTCCGGACTCCGTTGCGCGATTGAGATTATAGGCGAAACTGTTGCCAAGAGGTTAAGCTAATTGAGCCGGGCGCATGGTGCGCCCGGCCGGATTAGCTATCGCCCCATGAACGCTTCCATGTCCGCCAGGATTTTATCGGCGGCCGCCTTGGTTTCCTCTTGGGCCACCGGCGAATTGCGCAAGGTGTCCGCGTCATAGCGGCACAGCGTCGCCTGTAGCCTGTCGGTCATGCCGGCGAGGTCCGCGTCGCCGGTGACGTTGAGGCGCGGCAACAGTTCCACCAAGTCCCGCATGTTGCCGACGAGCGAGTCCCGGAACGGATTCGACACCTTGTCGTCGGCGCCGATCTTGTAGGCGCCTAGCCGCTCGCTGATATGCGCCACGCAATCATGGATGCGTTGCCATAGATCGCGCACGGCGCCGGCAACGGCCGCGTTGGTGCGCGTCTCGATATCCGCCTTGATGCGCGACAATTCGTCGGCGGCCACGTTGACGCGAAAATCCGCCGCGTCCGGCATCGGCATGATTCCGACATCGAACGTGAATTTGCGCGCGATTTCCGCCGCGACCGGATAATCGGTATCCTTGAACATGCCGTTGAGCCGGCGCCGCGCGTCATCCACATAGGACTCATAGTTGGCGAGGAACGCGCGCACGGCGGCATCGAAGCGGTCGCGCAACCCGCTCATTTCGCGCGTGTATGTCAGGTAGTTGGCGGCCGGCAGAATGCGGTAGCCGTCATCCTGCCAGGGCAGGGAATTGACGTAGTGAAACCCGCGCGCGGCGTTGGCCGCCGATAGGATCGTGGCCAGCGCTTCCTTGGCGATCAGCGCCTTATTGTAACGGCCCGCGTCAATCGTGGCGCCATGCGACTCAGCGATTTCCGCCGAGATGTTTTTGTCGTGCTTGCGTGCCGTCCACTGCGTCACCGCGACGCGCACCAGCATCGCCTTATCGGTCAATTGCATCATGATCTAGACTCCGGCTAACGATGCGAGATTGCACCATGATGGCGGCGCCACGGGAGCGCCGCCAATGAGCTGCAATCTAGACCAGCACGTCCTTATGGTCGGAACCCCATTGGATGAACGCGCGCGTGCCGGTGATGGCGGCATCGCGGCGCACCGCGCTCGATACCAGGAACACGGATAATTCGTCGGGCAGGCGATTGGCATAGGTCACGATCGATTGAAAGTTGGCGTCGCTGGCGCGGCGCGCCAGCGCGCCCGCGATCGCGTAAAGCGTGGCGGGATCGGTCGGCACGGCCGCATTGACCGGATCGAGGATGATCGCGTCCGGCGACGGCAACGTGCGGAACACCTTGAGGAATGCCATTAGCTCGGCCGCCGCGCCCTCGCCAATCGTGCCCGTATACAGCGGCAATTCGATATCGGCGGGCGCCTTGCTGTCGAGAATCCGCGACGCGAATTCCCACGTGCGCGGGCATGGGA